CCCCGGTGTTCGTCGTCGCGCGCACCGCCGCATCCACCGCCATACGCTCCACGTCGCGGTATGCAGCGCCGGGGTGCTCGGAGTCCATGACGAAGCGGTACGCATCCCATGCGTTTTGCGTGGAGGGCTGGCTCGCCTCCAGAGTGGAGACGCGCGCCTCCAACGGCTGCACGCGCTCGTAGTCGAGAAACCCGAGCGTCTCAGCGTGCCGAGACAGGACGCGCTCCAGAGCATCTATCCGCCCCTCCAGCGCATCGCACGCATTACGCATCGCGAGCGCCTTCTCGTTCGAGATCGACCCCGCAAGATGGATGATGATGTCAGCCAGCGTCTTCGTCATTTGCCTTCACGCTCCGAATCGTAGTCGCGCCCGTCATCGCCGCTGCCGGACGAAACCTCGTCCCACAGCTTCTCGCTCCACTTGTCGTACACCTCGTCCATGAGGTAGTCAGCCAAGTCGGACTCCGAAGCGATCTTGACTTCCAGGTTTTCGATCGAGTCCGGGTCAGGCCCGCTACCCGGCGTTGTCCCTTGATAGACATCCGCCGTGATGCGCAGGCCCTTCCAGATGATCGTGTACGACCGCAGGCTCATGCTCGCGTGCCGAACTTCTTGAGCTTCGCCCCCATGCGCCGCATCGTTGACGCCATCGTTGACGCCGAACGCGGCTTGACGCCGAGCTTCTTCGCCGCCTGAGCGACCGACTTGGAACCGTTCCACGCCTTCTCGAACCTCGTTGCCTGGGTCATCCGTTGGTCCTGGCGTCCATGCGACGCCTCATTCCGATCAAGCGACAGCCCTGTGTGCAGTAGTAGGCCGTTGCCGTCCTCTTGGTGTGTTCGCGCGGGGCGAACTTGCCTCCGCACTCAGCGCAGGTAAGGACAACCCGCGCACGTTCTTCTCGTGTGAATGTCGTTCGGAAGGCCGAGACGGCCTCCTCCTCAGACTTGCGCGTCTTCATCCCGCGTGCTTCTTGAGCACCGGAATGACGGTCGTGATCGACGCCTTGAGATCCGGTGGGATCCCAGCGATGACGACGACGGCTTCGAGCAGCGAGACGGCTTCCGTCACCTTGCCCTTGTAGCGGTCGAGCTTCATCTTCTGGATCTCCTCCAGCTCAGCCTTGGCGTCCGCCTCACGCTCTTCGAGGGTGCGGCGCTTGCGGGTCTTCACTTCTTGCTCGGTCATGGTCAAGTCCTTTCTGTTGCGCTCGGTTCACGAGCGGTTGTTGACAGCCGTATCTAACACACCACCGAACGTCGAATCAAGCCTCTTCTCGTCCCATCGACTCGCGAGCGTCAAGAACAAGCGCAGCGTACTGCCACCGCTTGTCGGCAGCCTTGCCGTCCGACTCTTCCTTGACGCCCTCAGCCACGCCACGGCGAAGCATCTCTTCGACACCGGGCTCCTCGGAGAACACAAGCTCGTTCCACGTCAGCCCAGAGAGCTTCGACTTGCCGCCGAGCTTCTCGTCGCGCCACGCGATGTTCGACTCGTCGATGGTGATCGTGATCCCCTGGACAACGCGCACCGGGGGCATGTCAGGACTTCCCGAGGACGCGACATCCACGGCGTTTCCAGACCTCTCGGACTGCGCCTCGACATCCGCGCGCTTCTTCGAGAGCTTGGCGATGTCAGCCAACGTCGTCGGCTGCGGCATGACCTCGAACTCGGGCTCACGCTCGCGCTCGACGCCAAGCTCCGCCGCCTCCTGCTGCGACGCGAGAAGCTGAACCTCTTCGGTCAGCGGCAGCACCTTGCGAAGCCGGATGATCGGGCTCTTGCGGTACATCTCGATCGGGTCCGTGCTCCACGGGCTCGACTCAGGCTTGTACGCCTTCTTGAGGCACCGCTGACGCAGGCGCTCAAGCTCGTCCTTCCACATGACCCAGAACACCACGCGCCCCGTGTCCTTGCGGCGCGCGCAAGCGTAGGCGGCGACGACCATGTTCGGGTCGGTGTGATTGGCCCCGGCCTTCGGGACATGCGTGATCGTCGGGTTCGTCCCCTCCGACACCTCGAACGTGTCGCCCTCGAACGCGACCTTGGCCCACACGTCCTCGATGGACCCGTACCGCTTGTAGACGTTGATGTATCCTGGGTATCCGACGACGTACGTGCAGTCGCGCCCGTACGGGATCAGGCTCGCGTGAACGCCGTCCACCGGAAGGCCCCACTGAGCCGCCTTGTAGAGCGCGGCACGCAGGCTCAGTTCCGAGCACTGGAGCAACTTCTCGTTCTTCTCCAGCGCCAGCGCGAACTCGAAGAACCGGGCCTGTGCCTTCTCGGTGCGCATGACCTCGGGCAACATGGCCGTCAACTTCGCGCGCTCCGAGTTGACGAGGGCCACCAGCGCGTTTGACCGCGCGGACGATGATTGAATCTCAGGCATCTTTCCTCTTTCCCTTCTTCTGACGGAACACGCGCTTCGTGACAGTGTGCGCTTCCTTGGCCTTGTAGTTTGCGGTCTCCGTCTTCCAAGTGAAGACGTGCCCGTCGATCTCCGCCTCCGTCGCGTCCTCCATGCGCGCCATGATGCGGGCCTTGGCGGCTTCAAGAACCTTCTCCTCGGCGCTGATCCGCTCGCTCAGAGTCGCGACCGTGACGGCATCCTCGGCGCACTCAGCGGGCAGCAAGATCACCTTGCCCGTGTCCTTCGGCCACATGCGCTGCATGAACTTGTAGTCGGTGCCCATCGGCTCGGGTGGGATGTCGCGCAGCCAGTGCTTCTCGCGGAAGTCAATGAGAACCGACATAATCCACTGCTCGACGCCGGGATCGCGCTCGAACTTCTCCCACTGGACGGTCGGCGGAAGCAGCGCGCTCACGATGCCGCCGCTCGGCTCCGGCAGACCAACCGAGAAGTCGGCGTCCTCGGCGACCACCATCGCGTAGAACGCGCACTGAAGCTGAGCCGCCCACGGAGCGCGCTCGCGCCAATCGCGCTTCGCCCACGTCGGGGCCTTAGTCTCGACGATGAGGTTCTGCCCGTTGTGGTTCGCGTATCCATCGACGCTCGCCATGAGCCAGCCGTGCGTCGGGTGCTGATGGACAAGACCCGGTGCCACTGTGCAGCCGACGTCACGCGCGAGCATCTTGCGGTGCAGATCCTCGGTGTCGATGCCCCACTGAAGTTCAGCGGCGACTTCCTGCTCCTCCGTTCGCTCCTCGTCCGTCTTCGGCTTCTCAGCCATGCGCCCGGTGAGCTGCAAGAACACGGACAGCGGTGTGCCGCGCACTTTGATTCCGAGCTTGGCAATCTCGGGGTTGCCCCCGAGAAGCAGGGCAACGGCTGCGTGTCCGCCAATGCGGCCATTGTGGTAATCAAGCCACTCGGGCGATCCAGTCTTGAGGTCGATGATCGGCATGTTGTTACCGTACAGGAGCCGCAGGCGGAGTCAACTCCGAACGGCCATCTTCCACCAAGTCACTAACACAACCACCCGCAAGGAGTTACGGATGAAGGTTCTTGTCACAGGCGGTCGAACGTACAGCGACCGAGACTCTCTCTACGCTGCGCTCGACGCCGCCAAGCCGACCCAAGTCATTGTCGGCGACGCGACCGGAGCGGATGCGATGGCGTGGTCGTGGTGTGTAGGTCGCCAGATCCCGTGTCGTCGCTTCTGGGCGGACTGGAACAAGCACGGCAAGGCGGCTGGTCCGATCCGCAATCAAGAGATGATTGACGTCGGCCAGCCCGATCTCGTCATCGCGTTCGCTGGCGGGCGCGGCACGGCAGACCTCGTGCGGCGCGCAGCCAAGGCTGGCATCCCGATCAAACACCCCGACACCGCTCAGGACAACGGTGCCGGGGCGCTCAAGGAAACCCCCAAGTACGAATCCACCGATAGCGTCCCCGATGTGTGGTGACAAGAAGAAGCCCCGACGAGGAGGAGGACTCGCCGGGGCCATGAGGTCCGCTAGGTTGCGCGACGATCGTACCGTCCTCGGGAATGAAAGCAACCCCGACTGCCGGGGGTGCCGGGGCCGGGGTTGCAAGTCCTTGTATCCCGGTGTTCCGGGTGGCAGGATGTCGAGTGTCACCACGACGCGGGCATCGTAGCCGGTAGCCTTCGTCGAGTCAACCTGACCGGCAGAGGTATGAGTATGAGCCTGCATTTGGCCGATTCCGTCGTCTTCTTTGACGGTGAGCGTTGGCTGGTAGATGTACAAGGTTTCGGAACTGCTACCCGTCACCTAACGGAAACGGAACTTGGCATCGTCACACGCGCGCTGATGGGGCACATCTACGGCGTCCGCGAGTTCGATCACTACGTTTCCGAGCAAACGGATGCGCATAGCCTTCCCGACGCTCCGGACTGCACGGCCCTTTGGGAGGCCAAGCCGTGAGCCGACCGTACGCCCCCCTGTTCCGCTCGATCACCACAAGTGAGCGCCTAGCGGATCTCGCAAACGACTCCCACCGTCTCTTCTTCTCCTGGCTCTTGACCGTTGCGGACGACTGGGGGCGCGTCACAGCGCGGCCTCGACAACTCAACGCGCTCGTGTGGCCCATGCTCGGAAAGAAGCCCGAGGACGCCGAGAAGGCCCTCGAAGACCTACGCCGAGTCGGCCTTGTTACGATCCACGACTCTGAAGATGGTCCGTTCGTCCAGATTCCAGACCACGAGGACAAGGCTGGGTCTGTCGGAAAGAAGGACCACAGAAGGGCCTCCCATTGGCCGGAAACGGCACTTTTGGCCAGTCTTGGCCCGGACTGGCCCGAGGTGGCCCGCTCTGGTTCGTCATGGCCCTCGCACACGGGCGCGGACGCGCCCCCGTCTGCGCGTGGAGCTTCTTCTTCTTCTGGCTCTGAGTCTGGTTCTGGTTCTGGTTCTGGGAGGGAGAGTGCAGAGAGGGAACCCAAACCCAAGACCAAGGCCCCTCGCAAGGAACCGACAGGACCGGACGCCGACGTACGACGAGCGTTTGCCGCCGCCTTCCTGAAGGCCCGTGGCGTGCCCTACGCCTTCGAGGGCGGAAAGGACGGGGAGGCGGTAAAGATACTCCTGCAACGCGCAGGGGGCGATCCAGCCGTGGTTATCGCCCGCATCCCAGCACTCTTCGCGGACTCGTGGTACGGCCCCAAGGCAACGCTGACCAAGTTCGTGTCGGCGTGGAACTCGATCGCGCCCAAGGCCCAGCCAGTCCAGCCCCAGCCCTCCCAAGCCGAAATCGAGGCCGCGCATAAGCAAGCCCTGGAAGCCGACGCCTGGGCTCGCAGGTTCAAGAAGGGACCGTATGCCATGCCGGACGAAAAAGTCGATCCTGCGCGTTCCCAGGACGGTTTGCGGGCAAACGGTGGGGGAGGCTGAGCCGTGTATCTCGGTGAAGACCCGTTTTCAGGCCCGCTGAGCAACGCCGAAATCATCCAGCGGCGGCTCCTCGCGACCATCGTCAACCTGCCCGAGGGGCTGCACAAGGCCGTCTCAGGCGGAGCGCACGAGGGGTGGTTCACAAACCCGTTCCTCAAGTCCGTCTGGCGGGCTGCCCTGCGCCAGGGCGAGACGGTCGGCGCGTGCGACTACATGACCATCCTCGTCGAGGTGGAGCCGCAGCACCCAGAGCTTCGCTGCCGCACCGAAATCCTCGACCTCATGGCCCACGGCGCGCACTCCACGACGTGCATTCGAGCGTGGTGCGCCTCCCTACGTGCCGAGGAGGCCAAGGCCAAGGCTATCCAGGCCATGCTTGGCGACCTCCCATCGACCGCCGAGGAACTGAGCGACCATCTTGCCGAGAAGGCCCGCGAGCTTGCCGACCTCTCGGCCCTTGCGAAGGCTGACCACGCCGAGCGCCCCGAGGATCTCATGGGGCAGATCGAACGCGAAATCGAGAGCGTGCGCACGTCGGGCAGTTTCGGACTCGAATGCGGAATCACGGCTCTCGACATTGTGTTCCGGGGATGGAGACCGGGCGAAGTAATCGTTTGCGGCGCGCGCCCGTCAGTCGGCAAGTCTGCATTCGCAGTCACGGCTGCCGTCTCTGTAATTCAGAGAGACCCACTCGCAAACATTCTCTACGGAAGCGTTGAGATGAGAGCGCCTGACGTTGGGAAGCGAATCTTGTCGTGCCACTCCGGCGTAACGGTCGAGTCTGTTGAAGCGCAAACCATGAGCGCCTCGCAGCGCGAGTCATGGGAAGTCGCTGCTCAGTTCTACCTACAGCATTCCATGGAGGTGCGTCACCAAGGGATGTCGAGCCCGCAGGCTCTTTACGCAGCCGCGCGCCAGTCGAAGCTCAAGCGTGGACGCCTCGACCTCGTTATTGTCGATCACATGCACATCATGCGCGGTGAAGGCAAGACGGACACTGAGCGCCTGACGAACGTCTCAAAGTCGCTTGTCAAGTTGGCTCACGACCTCGAAGTCCCCGTGCTTGCACTTGCGCAGCTCAATCGTCAGGTCGAGCACAGGGATGATCCCGTGCCGACGCTTGCTGACTTGCGCGGCTCAGGGTCAATCGAGGAAGACGGCGACATCATCTTCTTCCTGCACAAGCCGTCGAAGGACAACAAGACCAACGTCGTTGCGTCCATCGCAAAGCACCGTCGCGGCGGACTCGCAAACGTCAGCCTCACGTTCGAGCCCGCGCTGTCGCGATTCTCGTGGCAAGGCCCGAAGGATGCGGAGCAGTGGTCGCCCTAGGCCCGCGCCTTGCGATTGACCCACACACCAACCTCGCGCTTGCCGAGGTTTGTGATCCGCAGCCGTAGCTTCCCGATCCCGCGTCCGTCGTGACGCCAGATCAAGCACGCCCACTCGCGCGCAAGCCAGTACTCGACGTGCTGGCCGCATCCCTCGTGGTTGCCGCCCGTCAGTACGGCCTCAAGGACACGAAGTGCCTCAGCGTCCGATCGCGAGTACGGCTTCATTCCCACGGCACAATCCTCCTCGGCTCCCACTTCGCCCACGACCTCGGCATCATCTCCGCCGAGGGGGTGTTGTCCCACCACAAGTGCCCTTGCAAGCAGCGCAGCTCGTAGGAGCAGGCGTCGCCAGCCACGAGGCTCTCCTTGCGGCCCGTCTTGATGATCTTCCGTTCCTTGCACGTCGGGCATCGCTTCGATCCCCTGAGCTTGTAGGGCTTCATACCCAGTAGATCATCGGGCACGCTCCCTGGCGGGACATGCTCACGACCAAGGCGTCCGCGAAGTCAGGAGACGATCCCGTGCGCGCGCGCAGGCGCTTCTTCGGTTCGAGCTTGTAGATCCCCTTCTCGATGTCGGGCTCCATGTTGATGCGGTCAAGATCCTTCCAGAACAAAGTGAACTGGCGCGGGATCTTGAAGTGCCCCTTGATGAGGCCCTGCCGCAGAGCGAACGACAACTCGGCTTTGCGGTTCGAGAAGTGCATGTCGCCGGTCAGGTCGCGCCAGTCGCCAAGTTGCGATCCGCCAGACTGCACCGCGTCGCACATGATGCCGGACTCGCGCAAGCGGTCAACAACAGCGCCGCCGATACCGTCCTGTTCAACGTGCAGGTTGCCAGGGTCTACGCGCCACTCGCGCGTCAGCCTCGCGATGTGCTCCGTCGTGACCATCGTGTCGGGCGATTGCCAGTGCTGGAAGTTTGTCAGCACGCCATCCTCGACGAGGCACGCGACGTTGTTGTCTGCTCCGCTGCGGGCTACGTCAACGCCAATGTGCCGACCCTTGTCGCAGGCGTCATGGTTCAGGGCGTTCTCAAGAAGCCACATCGGGTAGAGCTGGAGGTCCGCACCCTTGGTCGGGAACTGCCCAAGAACGCGAACAGACCACTGAATCGACTGCTCCCCGTACGTCTCGCGCATCTCCTCGATCCAGTTCTTGTCCATGATGTGCTCAGGCACGTCAAAGGCGCTGATCTGGAAGCGAGCGTAGAGCGGGCTTTCACGACGGAAGATTTCTGCGAACTGCCCGTCCGACTTGTTCGGGTTGCCGAGCATGAGGATGTATGAGTTCGGGCGCGTGAGGTAGCCACGGATCGCGTCGAACACGTAGTCCTTGCAGCCCGAGGCTTCGTCAATAACGACAAGAAGTTCGCCGTGCTCACCTTCGGCGTGAAATCCCTGGAACTGAGTCTCGTCGTCGGTCGCGATGCCAGTCGCATACCACTGCGGCGCGTACTCCCATCGCTTCGTCAGGATATCACCGCCAAGCGGGCGCTTTGACGTAGCGTGTGCTTGGCGGATGTTGCGCCAGAGAGGGCCGAAGAGCTGCGCGCTAGTCGCAGATGTGGTGATGATGATCGAGTCTCGCCGCGTCGTGATGAACCACGCGATGATGCGAGCGGCCATGGTACTTTTGCCGCTGCCATTGCAACTTGCTACCGCGACGCGCTTTTTCTCAAGCAGCGCGCGCGTGATGTCAATTTGCTTCTGCCACGGCGTCCACTCAAGAACTTCACGGAAGAACCCGATTGGGTTCTGCTTGTACTTCACGTACGGGGCTTCCTTCTCCCCGTTCAATTTGGATGACCTCTCCTCCAGAGCCGTCTTCCATAGCTTCCCTGCCGATGCGCGTGACGATGATTTGGGCGGCTTCACGAGGCAACTCCTCAATCAGAATATCCAGGATCTTCCCGAGGCGCATCTGGTACTCGCGCTCGGTCAACATGCTTTCCTTCTTGATCGCGATCTCCATCGCCTTCTCGGCACGCAGGCTGCGCCTGTCAGCCTTCTCCAAGAGCTTCTCCCACGTCGCGTCGTACTCCGCGCCCTTGTTGATGAGGTCGCCCATCTCGCGGAAGGCATGGTCGGCCTTCTTGTCGTCGCCGCGCGCGATGCCGTCGTTGTACTGGTCGTAGAGCGACTTGAGCCGGTAGCGGAAGTCGGACGTGTCGCCCTTGTCTACGCGGTCGGCAAGCTCGTCCATCCGCAAGTCGTAGAGCGCGATCACGGGCTCTAGGGCGAACAGGGACGGGTTGTTGACTGCCTTGTTGTAGTTGGCACGCAGGCGTCCGAGCGACTGCTCGAACATCGCCTTCAGGCGCGGGGCCGGTTGAGCTCGGGGGTCGTCCATGTTTCGGTGCGGGTAGCAGTAGTCGTAGTGAGGTCTCGCGTGGCGTGGGCATCGTACACCTGTTCGCCTAGAGACCGCTTGGCACTGGCGCTGCCCATCCGTGATCGGGTCCGGCCTCGGAAACAGGCTCGGAGGCATCTTGTCCCGTCGCCACTTCCCGTTCGGGAAGCGCAGGCGGGCTACTTGGTGCAGCCACAAGAACTCCCGCTCCGTTATCAACGAGAAGTCCGGTGCGCTCCAGTGCTTGAATTGCCCACTCATCTGCGAGAACTTCTTTGTTGGCCTTGGCGTACACAACGCGCAGGCCATCGTCTAGACGGACGTACGGGATGTTCGCCCCGTAGTAGACGCGCATCATCGTCTCCTTGCGCTTGCGGCGCTCGCGCTCGCGCTGCACGAAGGAGAGCCCCTTCTTCTCGGCAGCTTTCTCGGCGCGAGGCGTAGGAGCGCGAGGTGGACGTGCGATCACTTCTCGCGAGGCGCCGTCAATTGGGCCAGACTGCTTGTTCTTGGGGCCGATGAGCCCAACGCTTCCGGTTCGTTTCCAGCGCGAGTGGTGCATCTCGCACATGTCCTTCATGAAGTGCTTTCGCCCGCACCCTGGAACGCCGCAGATTCCGGTTGGGTGACGGGTCCACAGGCGCTCGCGCGGGCGACTGCCCATCGCGTTCTTTCGGGCGATCTCGCTTCGCTCTTGCGCCGTGTGGTTTTTCTTCGGCCTAGGCATGAAGGATCAGCCACGCCGAACCCGTACAGAAGATCCGAACACGGTTGTACTGAGCAGCAAGCGCGTGCGTCGTCGATCCGTTGATCGTCTCGCTGGCATTCCCGTCGAGCGTCACGGCGTTTCCGCTGGAGTCCGTCTTGATGACGGTGAGCGTCTTGCCCGCAGCCGAGGCGACTGCGACGAGCGTCAGCGTGATCGCCCCAGCCGTTGCATCGGCAAGAATGAGGTGATCGTTCACAGTGGCCGAGCCGGAAGCCGTGATCGCCCTGTAGTCGGGATGGACGCGGTTCCCCAGGCAGTCGATGATGGCCTCGATGACCTCTGCGCCGGACTGCGTGTAGGTGGGGAGGGTTTGGATCGTCGTCATGTGTTCTACCTATGCCAGACGTAGAGCCAGCTCCAGGCGTTTCGCTTGGCCGCTGTGGTGAGTGTTGTCACGGCCATCTTCACGCCAAGGGCCGTCGTCGATCCAGGAAGATTTGTTGAGTGCGTCGCAACCAGTGCGTCGTCGATGTAGAAGTAGACGTTGCTCGCGTCCATCTCGATGCGAAGCAGCCATCCACCCGGCTTGGTTGTATCATTTGCCGCAGCTACGGACGTCGTAGTTGTCGTGACGTTGCTTGCGCCGTCGCACGTAACCGCACGCCAAAACGCAGTACCGTCCACGCCCGTGTCGTATCGGAAGGCTGCGACGTGCTGCGTCGTCGGGGTTGCGACCTGATCGATAGCCGCGCTGGAAAAGCCGCACCACAAACGCACGTTCGAGATGTTCGGCCCCATGCTATAGCGGGCGCACATGCCTCCGACCCACGACCGCCGAATGACGGTGGCGCTCGTTTCTCGACCGCCTGCATTCCCGCTCGTTGCTCCAGTCAAATGCTGCTCGCGCGGCATGGTCGAGCTGTCCTGCGAACTTGGCGTGGCCGTTCCCACCTGGGCCAACGTCGCCGTCGTTCCCTTTGACGAGATCGTCGTGGCACCCGGATCGTGGAACCACTCGTAGAGCCTCCAGCCCATGAAGTGATGCCGCATCCATCCGTCCGCCAGCCGATTGTCGCTGGACGAGATCGGGATCTTAGATGCAGTAGGTGTCGCCGTAGCGTCAGAGATCCCGCCTGACGGCAAGCCAGTGCAGTTTGTGAGTGTGCCGCTCGTTGGTGTTCCGAGGACCGGCGTCACGAACGTCGGCGAGGTCGCTCGCGCGATTCCTCCCGTGCCCGTTGAGGACGCGCCACCGAGTGTATCCACCATCGCCGCAACGGTCGTGTCATCTAGGACGGTGCGGGCTGCCGCCGTGCATGTGATCTCTTCAGCGACGCCCGAACCGGACGTAGATCGTCCAAGAAGTCTGTCCGTCGTCGAGACGATGATCGACGCAGGGACCAGCGTCCCGCCCTCGACCGCCTCGGTGTGATCGTGCGGCGATCCGGAGAAGTCCGCGATGGTCGGAGATGTGAGCGTCGGCGTGAGCAACGTCGGCGAGTCGGACAGAACAACCTCGGTCCCGATGCCTGTCACTTCGGCGAGGTTGGCCGTATCGACCGCCCCCGCGTCGATCGTCCACGATGTCCCAGAACTCGCAACGGTGATGTCGCCCTTGTCGCCGTCCGAAACGATGGACGCGATCTTCTTGATCCAAACCCAGAGATTTGCGGGACGGCCACCGGACGACATCAGGCACCAGTCCTCGTCCACTTCATGCCATCGACCGTGAACTTGCTCCCGGTTGCTCCGTACGCCTTGAGCGTTTTGCTGTTGTTGACCATGTACCCGTCGAGCACGATGACGCGCATACCGGCCTCGACGGTCTCGGAGTAGACCACGTTGTCAGGCTCGGTCGTTCCGCCAACAAGCACGACGAACTTGAGCGCCGCCGTGTGTGTATTCGTCGCCCACACATGCCAGAAGTCGGCATCGTCGGTGCTTGACGTCGCCGTGTCGATCGTGTTTGCGCCTCCCGCCGTCGATGCCGTCACGAGAAGCGGAAGGCCGTTGGCGCACCCCGAAAGAAACCTGGGTGTGAGGTCGTCGTAATCAGCCACGGTTCGTGATCCTTCCGTTCGCGTAGGACTTGGTGGGGCTTCGCTCTCGGCGCTGGGATGGAACGCGCTGGAGACGTGTGTGAACTTGGAAGAGCCGAATGTCGTACGTGTCGTCGGGGCGTGTGAAGTTCACGCGGAAGTCAACAGCCTGGGCCACGTACACACCGGGAACGTAGTCGATCCAGGAGCCGGAAACCCCGTCTACGGTAAGACGGATCTGGATCGTCATCGTGCATTGGCTCTGGCCTGGAAGGAGCACAAGAGGCCCCTCGGGACTCCACTGGGCAGATTCGGGCAGCCCAACTCCAGGGATGTCGGCAAATAGCGTGGGGTGTTCCTGATACGACTCGGCCCACGCCTCGACATACATGCGCTCGGCGAGAGGCTGGCTGGCCTTGAGGCTGATGGTTGTCGATCCCGTCGTGTAGGTGCCCGTGAGGGACGATCCCGTGAACGTCAGGCAGACCCGCCCATTGATGGTCGTTCTGGTGAGGCCAGAGACGCCGCCTCCTCCGGGTGTCCCCGTGTCGTAGAACCCACCCTCGGATCCGTAGTCCTCCCACACGAACGACTCCAAAACGGTCGCACGGTCAACGGCTGTTTCAAACCCGTCGAGCGTGACCGCAGACGAGTACCGACCGCGCCCGTCGCGCGAGCGCAGGTAGAGCCTTCCGACCGGATCGCTGTTCGCGTTCGTGAGGCCGCTCGCCCAGTTGGATGTTGGGCCAACCGCACTCATTCCGGGCGGTGCCTGAAGGACGGACTGCCCGAGAATCCAGCCGCCGCGCCGGACCTCGTGGGACAGCCCTGCGGAGACGCTGGGCGCATCCCATGCGTAGGTGGCTCCGTCCGTGCCAAGGGCCGCCGAGAGTGCGCTGGGGGCCTCTGGGGCCGCCGTCGCCATCGTGAGCAGCATCCGCGTCTTGGCGCAGATGCGCACCGTGCGGTGTGCTCCCGCGCGCGTCACGGGCTGCACGGCGACATCGACCTCGCTGCCAGCTTCGGCGGACGGGGCCGGAACGGTCGCGCTTGTTGCCTGCCCACGGACAGAGCCGACGAGCTGCCACTCGCCCTCGGCGAGGCGTGTGAAAATGCGCGACTCGGCGATGTAGGGCCTCGAATCCTCGGGGAGATCCCAGGAGACGGCGATCCCGGGTTCGGGCTGGCCCGCAGAGTTCAGGCGCGAGGCTTCCTTGACGGTGAGGTTCAGAACCGGCCCAGGGATCGTGCGCTCGCTCGTCGGAGCCGTCGTCAGCAACGACACCGATGCAGGCATGTCCGTCCCGAGCGTGTCCACGTCATAGACGTCGGCGTCGTACTGTACCCACTCCACCTTGCGGGAGAGATCGGGCGAGAGGCTCGTGGACGTCACTTGCGCCAGGAAAACCTCAGCGGCGCTGTAGAGCACGTAGGGGTCATCCTTAGAGGGCTCGGTCGCGAACGCGCTAACGGTGATCGACGCACCGGCTGCGTACGTTCCAGCAGCCGAGCCGACCGTAACCGTCTCCATGTAGTCGGACGTGGTGGAGCCCGTTCCGGTTTGCCCAATGGCACTCACGCGAACGCGCACGTAGTAGGTCGTGGCTGCGGCCAGCACAACTTCTCGGTCGAGCACGATCGTTGTGGCCCCAGCCGAGGCAACACGCCCGCTCTTGCCCCACGGAACGATGTCGTGAGACAGAACAAACACGTCCCCAGGCTCCAGCGGAAGCGTCTCCGGCCCAGCCTCGAACGAGCCACGTTTCTTGACAAGTCGGTTGACCTTGAGCCGGTAGAGCGCATCGCGAATAGCCTGCGAGCGTCGAGTGATGCCGGGAAGGCTGATGTTCTCGCGCCGCAGATCGTCGGTCGATGCCGTTGTTTCCAGCAACGGATCGTCCACGTTCACAACCGAGCGCGCGAAGTTTTGGTCCCTGTCCGTGAACTCGACGGCGTAGCTGTTCGCGATGTCGAGACGGTCAACGTACTCCATCTCGAACGTGTCCTGCTTGATCTGCGCGTGACCGATGACTGTGATCGGATCGCGCGCTCGCTCGTGCTTGAAGCGAATGCGCTTGCCCTCCTGAATCGGGATTGCCCGCCCAGTCGAGCACACCTCGATCAACGTGTCCCACACCGACCGGAACGTATCCATCGTCCCGTCGAACTGGAAACGCGGCTCGCGAAGCTCAGCGGTTCCGGTAACGGCTGTCGGGTTGATGATCGTCGAGTACTGCTGTCCGTCCGTCCATGGAGCGCCGTAGGTCGCCGCATCGTACCTGAGCGACACGGTGTACTGATCCGTACCAGAATCGTACGAGATCGTCCCGATCTCCCACCCGCCCGGAACGTCAACGTTCGTGTAGTTGATGTCAACCGCGATGCTGCCAATAAACGGCAGTCCGGCAAACCCAACGTACGCGCCGACGATCCACCGCGTAGGCGGAGCCTCTCCAGGCCAGAACGTGACCTCCAGCCCACCGAACGAAGAAAACAGCGTCGAGTCGTACTTGATATCCGCGATGTCCGAAGCACTGCCGCTGTCGATGTCTTGGACGTTCCCGGTCCCGTCGTAGATCAATCCGTCGCAGTAGTCCGCCCACTCCTTCGCGCTCACCCAGTCGATGTCCTGCTCCTCGTGGGACGAGCCCGCCCCATACCGCTTGTTGAGCAGGATGTCGCACGCGATCCACGCGGGGTTTCGAGTCCAGTCGTAGGAAACCGAGGCCCCGTCGAAGATCGGGCACGTCCGGCCCTTCACGAGCGCCGTGAACGTGGGAACCTGCGAGTTGATCTGCTCGGACGCCTTGACCTTCAGGCCAACGACCGGCGTGTTCGGGTAGGCGAGCTTCATGTCGAGCTTGCCGTAGACGACAGTCAGCGTTGCGGTGTCCTGTACGAACTGCGAGGTCGAGTCGAGGTTGATGCGCAGGCATTCAAACCGAGGGCGGATGCGCTTCACAGTGCCGGTCGGGTTCGTGAAGACGTGCCCGCTTCCCGCCGCAACGCCAACGTGCCCGCCACCGCTGGCGGTCAGTTGGTTGCTGGCCTTGTACCCAACCGTGATCGTGTCTGTGCCCGGGTTGCTGGCAAGGTCGCAGTGCCACCCATCGACAAGCGACGCTTGCGTCGAGTCACCGTACGTTCCCTTGCCGCTGTTGTAGGACGAGGACACCTCGGCCTCGGTCAGGGCGCGGCTGTGGATGCGAAGCTCGTCTCCGTAGAACGGCGTCGTCGTTGACCCGTTGTTGCGGAAGAACTCCATCGTGTCCGCAGGCGACGTGAACGACCCGAAGTTTGCCGCACGGCTCAGGAGAAGGCCGCCGTCAGCGTAGACCTCCATCCTATAGGCGCTCGACGTGACCCGCGTGTAGTTGAAGACGAAGTGCGTCCACTGGCTCGTGACAGAGCTAGGAACGAACCCGCTGTTCGCACTCGCTTGCGTTCCAAGGAGGTCGGTCCCCGACATGATGATCGTCGGCTTCCACTTCCACGCGCCACCGAACACGGAGTACTTGCGAAAGACGAACTCCAGCCCACCCCACGAGAAAACGTAGTACGTCTCGGTCCCAACCGTGGAGTTGAACGTGGTCCCAGTCCCGGCCTTGATCCAGAGTTCAATCGCCATGCCGGTCAGCGTCGCGCCAACGGCCATGTGCGACGGCAGCCCAAACATCGAGGCCGTCGTCACCGTGGCCGCGTAGTCGCTTGCCGTACTGCAATCGAGTTGATACCCGCGCGTCGGAGGAGCGTACGTCTGCGGGTCGTAGAGAATCGTGCTGTACTCGCGCTGGAAACGGCTCTGTTGATGCGAGATCAAGTAGCCGGTCGGCGGCACGTAAACCCAGCCGTCTCCGTTGTCACCTCCGGTCGTGATCGGGCTCCCACCTCCGTCAAGCTCGATGTAGCGCATGAGCATTCGGAACGCGGCGTCCTTGACCGCCCCGGTCGTTCCGCTGATGCCGTAGAGACCGGCCTGGAAGTCCACAAGCGCCGTCACGGAGTCGCACGCCGAGGCCAAGTCCTGTGCGACGCCATGCTCGTCCCACACGGCCTGAGCCGCAGCATCGTCCGAGTTGTAGTCGGTCGCAACGGTCGTGAGGTTGATATCAGGATTCAGCGCGTCGTTCGACAGGCCAAGGGCACCTCCAGCCGCGTCACTTTCCTCCTGCGTGAGTTCCGCATCGACCGAGTACGCGGTCGCCGTGTAGTTGAAACCGGGGATCCACTTCTGCGCGTTGTTCCCCATGCGCACCTGAACCTCGACGCCATCGAAGTTCTCCAGCGCGTTTCCGTTGAGCTGCATCCCGGTCGGAAGCGGGTGCGCCGGATCCTCCGCGCTGAGCGGTGTTGCCGGGTCCGTGTCCGTGGTCTGGTCTCCGATCGAGTAGAGCGGGCCTTCTCCGAGCCCGCAGAGCATGAAGAGCGTCGTTTCGCTCGGGATGTTCTGCGTCTCCGTGAACTCGTCGAGGATCTGCGGGGCGACCCGCATGTAGCCGTACGTCACCTGACGCGGCTGGCCCTCCACACGATCGTTCCGCAGGCCGCTGAAGCCGTAGGTGGCGCTCTCTTCGTCGCCGCGCTTCCTGGGGCCTCGTGGGCTGCCCAGAAGCAAGCCGATGAGCAGGGAGACGCCCATCGAAAACGTCGCCTGGAGAAGCAGCGACCCGATGCCGATACCCTTGCCACCGGCAGCAAGCCCAGGCACGCCAGCCGCGATGGGACCGGCGAAGATGAACGGCAGGGGCGAGTGCGGGCGCAGGCCGTAGTGGACCGATTCGCCAGACGAGACCGGATGGTCGAGATCGACGGACGAGCCTGAGAGCGACACCCACAAGCCGTCGTTCCCGTGGACCTTGTACGGCACCACGTCGCGCACGCGCAGCCCGTCACGCCACGCGACGACAGCCTCGGTACGGCCAGCCGCCGTGAACCACAGGGGCCACTCGTAGACGCGGACGTTGCTCAAAGCCCCACCCACCGAACGGTGCCGACGACGCCCTTGAGCTTGCGGTACGGGATCAGGCACACGCCACGGTCCGGAACCGCCGTAATCACGTTCCGGCCAACCGGGTCAATGAGCACGGCAACGTAGGCGTTCTCGTCCTCCAAGAGACCGAACACGACGTCACCGGCACGGTCGGGCCACGAAACCTGCTTCCATCCGCACCGGCCAGCCATCGCTGAGTTGATCGCGGCGTCGATCTCGTTCTGGCGAATCGGGAGGGCGCTCGCCGGGAAGTCCTCGATCATGCGGGAGAGAACCGTCCGGGCTACCCAGAGGCAGTCAACCCCGGTCTTTGGGTTCGTGCCCCACTTCCGGTATGGAAGCTCGATCAGGTCGTCGTACTTCTTCACAAGGACTCCCCGAGTTGGATGCCGGGTGCTCCGCCAAACCGTAGCGGATGATCTGCTTCTCCGTCCGAGTTCAACACGCCACGGTCAACCTCATCCTCGCCGCGCTCTGTACACGAGGCAAGCGTCCGACCGCAGAAGTTGAATCCGCCGCCAACGGCGTTGGTCGCACCAGCCGGAATGACATATCCACACTCCGACGAGCCGAACCTCCACGGACAATGGTGGGCAATCCACCGGCTTGCCGGAAACTGACGGCGCTGAAGGTTCGACTGGCCGATCGTGAACGAGGCCACGTCTTGCGTCACGCGACACGACGAGATGCGGCCATCGAACCGAGACTCAGCCGATGGGTTTGAAAGTGCGAGTGAGTTGACAAGCCGGATGGTCACGGGCTGATTGACAAGGCCGTCGTACGCCTCAAGCGCGGCCATCATCTCCAGGTTGATGTGCGAGACGTTGATCGTGTACTGGCTCAAGTCACCCTTGGCGGACTGGGAAAGGTCTCCGTGAGCGATCTTCTTGGGGTAGTAGGTCAGCGCCACGCCACCCGGTCCGGTCCCTCGCGAGATTGGCGTCTCAAAGTTCGTGAAGCGGTATCGCGTCGCTGGATCGGTCGGAACCTCGAACTCCATGAGCCAGATGTACGGGTTCATCTGCTGGAGCTGCTTGGTGGCGATGGCCGTCACCGTTCCGGAGAAGTTCTTCACTCGCGCAATTCCTCGATACTGAACTCAAAGGAGTACACATCGGGAGCCTTCAAGACAAGCGCAAGCTCGTCATCGACGAAGTGCGCCGTGATCGTCTCGCCGTTGGGCTCGACCCAGGTGAACGGGATCTCCGGCCCATTGTGGTCGTCGTAGAAGTCCTTGAGGTCGTCGCGTTCGTCGCCAGTAATCGCGTTCGCAGTGACCCTCCACCTCCGCCGCCCGCTCTGGTCCCACGACATGCGCGCAACGTGCCTCGAATCGAACCGATGATCCATGACGCGCCAGACGCGCTCCTCTTCGACCGGCCAGTCGTACGGGAAGACGAGCGTCCCCGTCGCCCCGTCTACTTCGGTGGCCGGGACGATGCTCGCCATCTCGTCCTCGCCGATCTCCTGCACGGCAGCAACGACGTCCGTCCACGTATCGAAGCGCACAGTCGCGCTCGTCCCCGGCAGCGCGACGATGCCCTGGGCGTTTCCAGACATGAGGAAAAGCGACGGCCCGTTGACGTGCAGCACCGACTCGTCGGACTGGATCGTAACCCCAGGCTCCGACGCAAGCGACCACGCAGGAGAAACGCCGTTGATCTCAGCCACGAGAAGCGGCGTTCCGTTTGTCTCGTTCGTGCCGCCGTAGTTGGACACGGCAAAAGACAACGTGAAGTCCGTTCCTGTTGACAGGCCGAACGAAGAGATGTCCGTGTTCTGCACGAGAGTCACTTCGCCGCCAGCGGGGGTGTCTCCCGAAGCACCGGATCGAAGCCGAACGATCCTGGCCGTCCATGCAGACCCCGTGTTCCTGACAACGAACCGATACCCCTGCAAGGCCACAACACCAAGCCCGGCCCATGTGGCGCGCAACGTGATCCCAACGTCCGTTGCGTTTGCGCTTGTGACGATGTTGAACACGCAAGACCGCTCCTGCGTGTAGAGGTTTGTCGCGGGGCGCGTAGAGACAATTTGGGCCGTACCGGGCGAAGCGACCGTGATCCTGTTGTTTCCGGAGTCACGGGCAAGCGAACGCGCGAAGATGCCGTGGATGTCTCCGCAGAACCCGCACATGACCGACCGGCCAAAGTTGTTGAATGTGTCTGACGTCAACGCCCGCGCGATGTGCTGGCTTGTCCTGACGAACTCGTCGCGGTGGACGATCGACGCCGTGCCGATGTCGTAAATCTGGAACCAGGGAATGAGCGTATTGGTGCGGATCGTGCTCTGGTTGTGCTCCTGGGCAGAGCCAAAGCCGCAGCGTCCAGATGAAGTCAACTTGCCAACTGCGCTATCCGTGTACTCAAAGACCGTGCGCGTTAGAGGCGTTCCGTCTAGCTGTATTGGATATCCGGCAAAGTGGCTTGTGTAGAGCTTCGTGGTTGCCGTCAGTGTTGGATTCCCGGCCACGTCGTCCACGGACAGGTGGATCTCGCTCATCTGCTCCCACGCCGGTCGGGTCTCGGACGTGCTTGCAAGCACCGTGACAACGCCAGCGTTTACCCGAAGGAGAAGCCAAGAGCACCCCAGCGACGCGCTGTTCGCCAGGATGAACCAATACGAATCTCCGTCGTAAACCTTCTCGGCGTTTTGCGTGTTGTCAAGCGTCTGCCCAGAAGCGCGCACGCACACACCGACATAGCTAAAGCTCCCCGAGTTTGGGGTTCCCAGCATCGTGTGCGGAACGAAAGCCACGCTGGCCTTGGCGTCTGCGGCGTAGTAGGCACGCCAGAGGCACGCAGAGAAAACGCGGGTGGGCGCGGTGACGTTGTTCTTGAAACAAGCCGGGGTGATTGACGGAAACCCGAAAGCTCCGTTGTAGGCGTTGTGGAGGTCTGGGAACCCGTTGTTACGGATCGCGTAGCCGGTCTGGTTCTCACCGGACGAACCGTAGCCTTGCCACGGGTTGAAGCGAAGGTACGCGCCAAGGTAGCTACCGTAGTTGGTCGCGCCTTCGGTGAAGGCGTCGTCGGCTGCGATGATCTGTGTCACGACGAAGACGCCGCGACGCGCACGGCGGTCACGAGTTCACGGTCGTACCCAGCAAGCCCGCGCTTGATCTCGCCAACGACTTGCTGAGCAATCGTCGAAGCAGCTTTCGCACCGGCCTGCGGGTCAAGCGACTGCGAGTTGATCGTGATCGGGATGTGGAACGTGTTGCCACCGCGACCGCCGCCACCGCTCGCCTTGACGCCAAGCTCGCCGTTCGGGAGGCGACCGAGCGGCATGATCGCTTCGCTCTTGCCACCCTCACGAATGCTCCCGCGCTGGCCGTTCGCCATGCTGAAGAGCGCGGGCGCGCTCCCAACGTCGGGCAGACCGCCCAGGGCGAACCGCTTGATGTAGCCGCCCTCGAACACGTTTCCCTTGGAACTGGGGGCCGTGGCCCCTCCGGTCGCTCCTCCGAACAGGCTCGACAGGAAGCCTCCGAAAGATACCCCCGGCTGACCCATGATCGCCGCGACGGCGTTCAGCGCCATGAACCGCGCGATCATCTGCGCGATGTCGCGGAGCACCGACAGCGCGAAGTCCTTGAACGCATCCTTGGCGCTCTTGGCGTGCGTGATGATGTCTGTGAAGGCGTCCGTCAGGTGCCCGAGTCCAGCGTCCCCGAGGCGCAGCCCGACTTCGTAGAAGTTGCCAAGCTCGTCGGTTGCCTGAGCTACGGACTCCGCAAGTCCACCGGCAGCGCCGCGCTGCTTGTTCTTGCGCTCGCGGTCCTCGATGTTCGCGCGCTTGGCAAGCTCTTCGAGGTTGATGTCGCGCTGAAGCTGAAGCTGAATGCGGAGGTCTTCCGTCTCCGCAGCGCGAAGCGGGTCGAGAGCCTGCGCCGTGTCAAGCGACAGGAGTCCCGAGTCGTAGAGTTTGCGCGTCGTTTCGAGTTCCTCGCGCGCCGTGTTGAGGCGGCGCTGGCCGAGGAAGTCGCGAACCTTGTCGATCGCGATGGGCGCGAATGCGGGGCCTGCCGTCTTTGCCAAGTACTGCGCACCGGCCTCGACGAACGGCCTGACAAACCCAAGTCGCGATTGAGCGCGCTGACGCTGGTCTTGGATGTCCAGGAGCTTGAGTTCCTGCTCGATCTGCTGCTTGCGAAGCGCGAGCGCGTTGCGAGTCTTCTCGTAGTTGTCGCGGTCGATCGTGCCGTTGATGATCCCGAGGTCCGCCTTGCGGCGAAGAACGTCAACCTCTTCGATGTCCGCGCGGAGCTTGTCACGTTGCGTTGCGCTCAAGCCCGACAGCGCCGACTTGTACATATCCAGCCCAGCGGCCTCCTTCTTCTGCGCTTCGGACAGTGCGCTAGCCGCATCAAACGCCGCCTTGTAGACGGGCGCAAAGCTACGGAAGAAGCTCGCCACGGACAAACGCTCAAGCTCTCGCTGCGCGGCGAGGATCTTGGCGCGCATGACTTGCTCTTGCGCCGCGACGGAAGCAGTCGCCTCGTTGGACGCAGCTTGCGATCCAGGAGCGCCGAACTTGCCGCTGAGGACGCCAACGTCAGCCTCGGCCTTGAACGTGGCGAACTCACGCTTCGCGTCCCGAATCTTGACGACAGACTCGTCCACCTTCTTTGCGAAGGCGTCGTCGATCCCAAGCGAGCGGGCAAGGTCGAGCGTCACTCCGCGCTCGCTTTCGCGCTTGACGAGTTCGAGCGTGCGCTTGAGGCGCTCTTCTTTCTGATCTGCGGACTCGACCGTGGGGCCAATGAAATCCGTGGCTCCAACGGCAGCCTTTGCCGCACCGGCCTCGATCTCAGCCGCACGAGCAGCGACAACCGCAAGGTTCACGTACTCATTGGCAATCCCTTGCAGGTTCCGCTGACGTGCCTGCAATGCTCGGTCGTCTTCGGCGGAAATGACGCCCTGGTCAAAAGCCGCCCGAAGCGCATCGTCGTACGTCTTCAGTAGCGGGAGCGACTCCTCAAGCGCGGATCGGAACGCTTCTCCACGCGACGGTTCATCAAGCATCTTGAGCGCCTCGTCAACCGTGACGATCTGATCGTGTACGTCCACGAGGCCCTTGATGTCGTTAGCCAGAACCTCCTCCGGAATGCCGAGGAACCCTGCGTTGCGGCTGATCTTGACGTACAGGTCTTCGATTTCTTGGCGCTGCTTGGCAAGCTGCTCGGCGCTCTTGACAGGAATGATTTCGCCAACACGAGGAACGGATCCCTCGGCTCGCGCCTTCGTGTCGCGGTCAAGCTGGATGGAAGCCCGCGCAAACGCGAGCGTGGCCTGTTCAAGGCCGGACGCCGCATCTTCCGATCGGTCCTTGATCTCCTGCGACAGGCGCTTCGCGATTCCATCTTGCACTCCGCTAAGCGTGGCGATGGAGCGCGCGGTCTCGAAAGCGCGACGCTCGACTTGTGCCGCGAGATTCTCGGCTGATGCGCGGTCCTCGGCGTCTCCTGTGATTGACGCCTGCACAGACTTGACGGCAGCACCAAGGCCCTTCCACTGAATCACGGCTCCGTTAGCAAGCGTCGTGACTCCGTTTGCAGCGACCGCAAGTAGCGACGTAAACGCCTTCAGCGGGGCCTGCCACACCTCGATCGACGCCTTGATGCCATCCGCCTGTGACTTCACGGAGTCAAGCGTCTGGCCCGCAGGGAGCATCGACGAGACGATGGAGTCGCCGAGCGACAGGAACCCTTGGCGGATAGCCGTGCCGACGATCTCGGCGCGCTTGGCCGTGCCTGCAAACACCTTCGCGCTCGCTTCATCGACGACGCCAAGGCTGTTCTGCGTGTCGCGCAGGATGCGCTGGAACGCTTCGAGCTGGTTGCCGGACAGAGCGAACGCAGCCGTCATGCCGCGCGCGTCCGGGATGATCTCGCGCATCGCGACTTGGTTTCCGCCAAGTTCACGACCAAGGGCGGCCATGACATTGACAAGGCCCTTCGACTTGACGGCGGCAAGCAATCCGGCCTGACCGAAGTCGTCCGTCCGCTGCTGGAGTTCCCCGATGATCTGCTGCGCGTTGGTCGTCGGGTTGAGCAGGTTGATGAGCAACTGCCGGATCGAGGTGATCGCCTCGTCGGCGTTCTGGCCGCCAAGGGTCAAGGCCGCGATGGCGGACGTAAGCTCTTCAAGAGACACGCCAACCTGCGACGCGATCGGGAGCACCGCGCCCATGTTGTGCGCAAGCTCGGGAAGCTCAGCCTTACCGGCTTTCACCGTCGCGAAGAAGATGTCGTTCAAACGACGAGCGTCAGACACCTTCAAGCCGTAGGCGTTGATCGTGCTTGTCAGGAGGTCGATAACCGTCTCGACGTCGGCAAACCCGGCCACGGAGAGCTTGTTCGCTTCCGTGAGCAACTGCACGGCGTCCTTGGCGTTGTCGATGCCGCTCGAAAGCGTGAAGTACAAGCCGCGCGCAACGTCAACCTCCTTCGTTCCGAACTCGCGCGCGAGGCGCCTCACGTCATCACCAAGGCCGCGAACCTGAGCGTCGGTTCCATCGACGATCGATCCGACCTGAGACATCGCCCGCGAGAACTCAAGCGACTGCGTGACCGCCTCGCGGAGCTTGTTGGCGATGATGAAGAACCCGAGGAGCTTCACGGCGGTCGTGCCGCCGAGGCTGTTCACGGCGCTGTCAACGGACGAACGGAATCCTTTGACGGCAGTACTTGCCGTAACGAACGCGCTCGTGGCCGTCTTGCCGAACGCCTGCGCCGCCTTGCTCGTCTCCATGAGGCGAGCGGTGTCAAGCTGCCGGAAGATTTGCGCTTCGTCCTTCGACGCCTCACCGGCCTTGATGCGCCCGCCGAGACCGGCAAGCACACCAGCGCGACCGATTTCCGGCTGCGCAAGCATCTGCTGGATTCGCTCCTGTGTGACTCGGGCCTGTTGCACCGCCTTCGTATCAAGGGAACGGCGGAGTTCTGAAACCTGAAGAAGCCGAGCCTTTTCGGCCTCGACGAGCTGCCTGTCGATCTCCTCTTGTGCCCTTCGCGAGGAGATGTACTGCTGCGCAGCGACTTCAGTGTCCCGAACGCGGCGCTGAAGAAGCGCCTCTTGCTCGCGCGCCTCCGCCTCACCGATGCGTCGAGACTCAGCATCGACCTCCTGGATCGTCGCGAGCTTGTCCGCCTCGACAGCTCTGAACTCCTGCATCTCAAGTTGACGCGCGGCGCGCATGTTCTGCTCGCCCTGCATGAAAGCGTTGATCTGCGCCTGCTCGGCAGCCGTCGCCTCCTTGATCGAGTTCGCGAACGCAACCTCGGCGTCCATGTTGGCGCGAAGCACGGGGTCAAGAATCTTCTGCGCGTTGACGTACTCCTCAGCCGCACGAGCCTCGCCAGCAAGGTCGCGCCCGTAGATCGTCTTCACCGCCGCGAACTGGCGAGCCATCTGGTCGTCGGCGCTTCCCGCCGTCGCCGCGCCAATGCGGAACTCGGGCGGACCGAGCGTCTTGATGCTCTGCACCTCGGCTTTGAGCGCCGCGAGCGTGGCGATGAACTTGCGCACCCCGGCAACGCCACCTTCGGCCTCAGCCGCCACAAGCATCTCGTAGTCGGCGAACGCATCGAGCGCCTTGCCCGCCCCACGGGCCTCTCCAGCAAGCGCACCGAGCGCGCCGCCCATCCGGCCAGCCCCAGCGGCACCTCCAGCCAGAACGCCGTCCAGGAGCCCCAGGGAACCGCTCAGGGCCGAGGCGGCACCCTCCACGCCGGAGACGCTCTGCCCCATCGCCTTCATCGCCGCCGAGAGGAGGTCTCGGGCTTGTGCGACGATGATGAGGTCGATCTGGTTAGCCATCGCGATTGCCCTTCTTCGACGCCTTCGTCAGGGCCTCTTCACGGAGGCGATCCCACCGTCCCCGTTCGCCGTCTACAAGGGAGACGAGCGCGAGGAACGACGGCGCTTGGTCAAGCCAGCCCCCTTGGGCAGGAAGAGTTTGCCGCGCGTCGTACTGGGCGTAGAGCTGCATCGCCATCGAAAGGGCCTGTGCTTCTTGGGGCTTGCACGCCTCCAGGATCGAACTCGGGCACCGCTTCATCGGGATCGAGCCCTTGCCCTTACACCGAGGGCAGTCCTTCGACGAGCCGCAGTCGCAGCCCATCCACCACGACGCAACGCGATTGGTGGGGCGGTCACAGCCCCACTTCTCGCGGTACGCGCCCTTGCCCTTCTGGCGGCAGCGCGAGCAATCGGGGAAGTCCTGACCCGCCTGGGTCATCGCCTCGCGCCCCCAATTCTTCGCTACCGCCGCCCGAATCAGTCCCGGTCCTTCTCCGAGAGCAGCCCACCGCTCGCAATCGCGTTCACAAGTTCCACGCGCCAAGCAGGAGCAAGGCGGTCGAGGAAGTCGTACGTGACCATGCCGAGCGTGTCCGTCTCGAACTTGACGATGGCCCCTTCCTCGTCGCGGAAGTTCTCGACGCCCACAAGGCCAGCGCGCAGCGTCTTGAGAAGCAGCGTCCCGGTCTTGTAGGTCGTCTCGCCAGAACTCTCGATCTCCGTGCGAAGCGAGTCCTGCACGTCCGTCTGCTCCGAGATCGAAAGACCCCGGAGCTTCCACACCGTCTGGCTCTCGGACGGAGCCTTGCGGTCGTCCTTGAGGATGTAGTCGAACGTCTTCTTCGGCTTGACTGCGATTGCCACGAGCGTTTCCTTCTTGTTGCGAACCGGCGCTATCAGGACGCGCCGTTGTTGTAGATGATGACGAACTCGTTGTCCCTTTGAACGGTAGAGGTAGAGGACGGCGAGCCGCTCGTCAACATGCCCGTCACGTTGCGGACCTTGATCCCGTCGCGGTCGCCCGGAGTCATCTGCGTGATCGCGCAGCCGGGCGCACTGATGAGGAAGAACTTCTCGGTGCGGATGTAAGACCCCGCCGTGGCAGGAGACCCAAGCCGCGTGCGCTGGCGGAAGTTCGTGTTGTCGGCAAACGCCGAAAGCCACGCGAAGTGCGTCTCGGGCAGGTACTCGGGGTCGATGTTGAACGTCGGGCGACGGCCCGTGATGATCGTTTCGTGCTGGCCGGTCGGATCGTCCGAGCACAGGCGGAACTGGACGTCGCACGCCATGTCGAACGTTGCCTGAGAAAGGCACACGGACGTTTCGGCAGCGTAGGTGGCCGTCGCGTCAAGAGCGACATTCGTATCGGCATCGAGCCACACGTCGGGGAGATCCTGCGTGTAGGAGACGCCTGAGAGCAGACCGCCGTCGCTGAACGACTTCTTCGCGCCACGGAAGTCAAAGTTGCACTTCACGGGCTCGCCGTTGCGGAAGTCAAACGAGACCGTTCCGCGAGCGCCCGAGATCGCCTCGCGCACGCCGTCGAACAAGCCACCAATCGACAGGGACGGGATGTGGAGCTGAGCCTCGGTGATGGTGTTGGACGCGAGCGCCGTGTTCGCAGCCGTGATGTTGCTGATCGCTTCCGTGCCGCTGAAGTGACCCATCAGGCGGCGAACGTACAGGGTAGTCGTCGATCCAGACGTGCCCGCAACCATGGCGATGGCGATGGCCCCGCTGGTCGCACCCTTGAGCACGTCACCGACCGCCACGTTCGCACTAAGAGCCGCCCCAAGGGTCAGCGTCGTCACCGAGAAGCTCGTCGGCCACCAACCGTAGCCCGCGCTCGTCGCGACCGCGCCGGGAGTGACCTTCGCACCGCTCGTGCCGCCAGTCCACTCGTCCGTGGTGAACGCCGTTCCGTTGCCAGCACCGTCGTCCTTTGTGACGTAGATGTACGGCTGTCCGCTGTAGGTGTCACCGACCACGATCCCAGTAGCTCCGTTGGCCCCAGTGATCGTCTCGCCGTGCTTGAAGATCGTCGTTCCGCTTGCGATCGAGAGCCCGTTCCCATCGGTCGCGTTGCGGCCACGGATGAGAGACGCCTGCCGGAACCCGCACGCCTTGAGCGGAAGGGCGATCTCGGGCGCGCTGGTGCTGGTGTGTGGAGCCATCTCCAGCGAGAACTTCACCGAGCCGAACTTGCGCCCGGTGAGGCTGCGAAGCATCGTCAGCGTGTCGCGCTTGATGTCGCGCTCCGTGAGCTGAAGGTCGAAGTTCGCCTCGGGGTTGATGACCGAGTACGCCGCGTTTCCAACCGCGTACAGGCTCGCATCCGAGATCGCCGTGCCCTCGGTGGTCTCCTGCGCAAGGCAGACTTGTTCGAGACGGGTAAGCATGAATGGCTCCTAGGCTCAGCTAATCTGGTAGATGATGACGAGTTCGTTGTCGCGGTTCAGGGTCGAAGCCGTCTGCGCCCCCGAGGTGAGCATCCCCTGCACCTGACGAGTCTTGAACCCGTCGCGGTCTCCAGCGCCCGAACTCGTGGTAGCGAGACCGGGGGCCGTAAGCAGGAACTTGTTCTGGTTCGACGTGCCGATGCGCATCCGCGTGCGCATGTTCGTGTTGCCGGTGAAGTTCGCCATCCACGAGAAGAACGCTTCCGGCATGACTTCCGGGTCCATCGTGAACGTCGGGCGCTTGCCGACGATGTGCGATTCGAGCAGGCCGCCCGAGGCGTCGATCGACTTGCGGAACTCCACCTGTTGCGCCATGTCGAACTCGACACCGGCCACGTTGGGCACGGCTTCCTGCGCGAATGTCAGTGCATCCGTTCCAACGCTGAAGTCAGCATCGAGCACGACTGGCGGAAGCTGCTGGGTGTAAGAGACCCCGCTCAGAAGGCCACCGTCCGTGAACGACTTCTGCTGACCACGGAACTCAAACTCAATGGTTGCAGGTTCGCCGATTGCCGTGCGGATGCGGGCCGACCCGCGCGCGCCGCTGATGGCTTCGCGAACACCGTCGAAGAGGCATCCGATGGAGAGCGACGGGATCTGAAACTGAGACTCCGCGTTCGCGCTGTTCGCAGGAGCCCACAGGGTCGTCCCGCTCGTGTTCGCCATGACGTCGCTCGTCGTCGTGCCCGAGACGTGGCCCGTCAACCGGCGCATGAAGATCGGGACGTTGTTGGCCGTGTAGGCGGCGTACGGAAGGTTTGATCCGCTGGCACCGGCCCGCGCAGCCTGCGCCCACGCCATCCACCACGAGGTGACGACAGACGTCCCCGTGTTCCAGTTCTTGAACACCTCGCCGTCAACAAACGCATTCGCCACCGCTCCAGAAGCGGCGCGAGTAAGCGATCGGCTTAGCGCGTAGCTGAACGGCCAGTAGCCGACGCCACTCCACGTCGTCAGCGTCGCTCCAGTCGCCGCTGCACCGTTGATGCTGCTAGGCTCGGCGCACGTCGCGCCACTCGACTCTCCAGCAAGCGTATGTCCAGCCGTCACCGTGAACATCGTGATCGAAGACGTACCCCAGTCGTAGCCAAGGTAGTTCTCCATCGCGACCCACAGGTCGGTCTGGCCGTCGTACGTGTCTCCGCACACACGACCGAATGCTCCCGAGGTGGTCTGAATCACGACCTCGCCGTGCTTGAACGGACCTCCAGTGATCGTTCCGATGGTCAGTCGAACGAGCTTCTCACGACGAAAGCCGCACGCGCGAAGGGGAAGGTCGAACTCGGGGTATCCCGTGCTCGACGTGTTTCCAGACATCTCCAGCGAGAAGCGAACGCGGCCCATCTTCATGCCCGTCAGGCCACGAAGAGGAGTCAACGTGTCGCGCTTGATGTTGCGGTCAAACGTCTGGAGGTCGAACTCGCACGACGGGTCGATCAGCGAGTAGCTAGCGTTCGCCGCCACGTACAGCGCAGCGTCCGACCGCGCCGTATTCTCCGTGAGTTCTTCCTGGATGCAGATTTGTTCGAGACGAGTCAGCATGGTCAGAAGACCTCTTCCAGTTCAACCTCGAACGAGGCGGACACAGCCGAGTCTTGGCGCGTCACAAGGATCGGGGAGACGAACTGCGCTTCGATCGCGGTCACTTCGTCCTTCGGCGTGTAGCTCACGAGCCCGACACCGCCGCGCGTCAGGTCGTAGATGTAACGCAGCTTGCCGAGCGTCTGCGAAGGTTCGTCGCGCCACACAAGGCGGAAGAGGCGATGCGCGCGCTCGTTGATCTGCCGCGACTCGATGATCCCATCCTCCGCGCGGGAACGCAGCGAAGGTCGGCGGTTCGAGTACGTGTACTCAAACCCCGGAGAGATGTCGAAGGTCGCGACGGTTGTCAAAAGTCGTCCGCTCCAGGAGTCTGCACGTCGTCAAGCGAATCAGGGTCGAGGCGGTCAACCTCGATGACCTTGCTCCGGTCGCTTTCGCGGATCGGCGCGTCGTGTTCGAGGAGTGCGCCCGAGCCACCAAGGATGTTGCCCTTGTCGTCTCGAACTTCCTTGCCCTGCCTAACGAGTAGCATCTTCACGGATAGGTTCCTACGGTACGGAATTGAGGTCGTCTAGGCCCGTCCGGAACCACACCTCGAACTCAAGGTAGGCTCCGCAAATGTCGTCGTCAGGATCGGACGGGTAGTACGGCGTGCTCAGCCGAAGGCGGCTGTCCATCGCGTACTCGCCACGGCGTCGGTCCTGGTTCCACGCCTTGTGCGCATCGCGGATGAACCGCTCGACCTTCAGAACCGCGTCCGTGCGGGTCTGTAGGAGCAGCGTCACATGCACGGTCCACTTTCCCGTAATGGTCCGCAGGACGCGCGTCTCGCGAGGCTCCGTGTCGTACTCGACCGTTCCGGGCACGATGATGATCGCGGGGAAGGCCGTGACCTCGACCTCGCCGACCTCGCCGCGCTTGATGTTCGCCACGGGGACCGTCGTGTAGTACGCCGTGTCGCCCTGGATGGCCTCGAAGGCGTCTTGGATGTTCTGGAGGATCAGCTCCGTGAGCGGCTCACCTGTCGGGGGCATCTCAGCGGCCCTCCCCGAACGAGAGCACGGCGCGATCCACGGCAGCGTTCAGCCGGGTCTGCTGGTAGCCCTTCATGCGGTCCCACTCGCCACCAAACTGCAACCGGGGCTCAAGCCGCACGGTGCGCCGAAGCTCGTAGAGCAGGATGACGCCCTCGCGCTTCCCCTTGCTCTTGTAGACGTCGCGGCGGCGGATGGCGACCCATGCCTTGCCGTTGCGCTTGAAGATGAACGTGGGCTTCCCATCGCGCGTAGCGAAGCCCTGGCGAGCCTGCTTGCGCCTCTTCGTCGCAGGCAGCGCCGTGCGCTCGATCCGGTACTTGTTCAGCACGCGCCCGCGCTTGTCCAGCACGATCGGCAGCGGGATCGTCAGCGCCTTGCCCGAGGGCGCGTTGATCGTCCCGCCGAGTTCTTGAATGCGGTGGTACGGGCGACCGTTCGCGGGGCGCTCGACGATGAGCTGCATCCGAAGCGTCGCGAGATCGGAGCCGGACATCTGCGGCGGCTTCACGGCGTTGCGCAGCGCGCCATCGCGAAGTTGAATCTCGGGGACCGGCTTCTTGCCGTACGTCCACGACTTGAACCGCGTCTTGACCCGCTTGCTATGCTCAGCGCCGATGTCGATCATCGCGCTACGGATCTCGTGATAGAGCCGCTTCGGGGCGTTCTCCAGCGCCATGCGCACGGCGTCGGCGTTTACCGACACCCCAGAGAACCCCGTACGGATCGTGACCATTAGGCCACCCCAAACCGGATGCGGCGGTACGGGTTCAGCGCCTCGGCAACGTCCTTCGGCATCCGAAGCTCGTCCGTGCGCGAGAAGCTCGACTCGCCGACCCGCTTCGTCGTGCCCATGACCTCCGTCTTGCGGCGGAAGATTTCGCTGATCCACAGGTCGGCAGCGAGAACGATCGCAGGGTAGTCAGCGATGAGGTTGGCCGTGGCCGCTCCGTAGCCAGCCGCGTACACGACCTGGAGCCCGAGCGAGTAGTTCGGCCAAAGGCCGTCGCTGCGAGGCGTCGCCAACTCCGTAGCAAGCCAAAGCTCGCCCGTCTGGGAGTTGACGTGGTAGTCGGTACTAGGGACAGCCTCGACCGCGTTGAAGTCCCACGTCGTCGAGACCTTGAGCGTGGTGATGCTCGTGACCGGAACCGCCTTCAAGAACACGACCGCCTGCCGGGGGCGGATGTCGTACTCCTCCGTGCGTGTCCCGCTCGCGAGCGGAGCGCCGATGTAGTCCTCGATGCGCACGCTCACCGCGTCGATGATGCTCTCGATCAACGTGTCGCGGTTCGAGTCAGCGTCGGTCCAGCCCATGATGAGCTTGACGCGAGCCGCCGTCGTTACGTCGATGCGAGTGACTCCGCCCAAGCGACTCATTTCTCCAGGTACGGACCACGAACCACGGACTTAGGGACGAGCATCCAAACGCCCGCAAGGCAGCGCCAGATCATCTCGGGCGCAGCCGGAGCAGGGTAGACGGGCAGGACGGAGGGGAAAGGAGACCCCCCGCCCTGCCCCAGTAGGGCAGCATCCGTGCTCGCAAACGGTGCGCCCATGTCGGTCACGCGACGTTGAAGGCAGCCGCCTGATGCGACTCCGAGCCCGCAGCCGCGCTGTTCGACTTCGTGGCATTGAAAAACGCCGTGTCGGTCGCGTTGGCGAGGATGACGTGCGCCTGAATGTTGCTCGTCACACCACCCGTCGCGGAGTTGTGAACGACCTTCACGTAGCGGTTCTTGCCGTGCAGACGCACGACGCCCCACTTGACGATGTTGTCGTCCGCGTTCACGACAGTCGTGGACGCGCCCGTGATCGCAGCGTACGTGCCACCGGATGTGGCGCAGTCGTAGAGCTTGATCGTGGTCGTGTCCGCGCCCACCGTCCCGGTGCCGATGAGGATGAGCGCGTACTCGTACCCCTGCGTGTCGATGGCACCGCTGAGCGTGTCGGTCGCAGCCGTGCCGGTCGTGAGGATCGCGATCCCGAAGTTGAATCGGGACTGTTCGATCGGAGAGATTTGCTTCATGTGTGTTGCTCCTATCAGCTCACGGCCCAGCCGGTCGTGGTGTCGAGCGCCGTGTTGCGAACGAAGGCGTTCGGCTGGAACCAGCCGAAGTCGTGCGCACCAACCGCGCGAACGGTGACGCGGAGCTTGCGGAAGTTCGTCTCCGTCGAGTCCGACGAAGCGAACGCCAGCGTGCCCCAGTTGAACTCAGCGCCCTGGTTCCAGTCGCCGTAGTAGAAGACTTCCGTACCCGTGGTCGCACCCGTGTTGAGCTGGGTCGTTTCCTTGAGCGGGAAGCCCGCGAGCATCGCAAGACGCACGCGAACCGATTCGAGGGTCGTCGCGTTCATGTTCCACAGGAGCGAACGCCCCGTGGTGTCGAACGAACCCGAGAGGTATGTCGTAGCGAACGTGCCCATCGCCCAGCCAAGCTTCGCTCCGGGCATGATCGCGTTTGCATCGGCCAGCTTGGCAACACACGCCGCGATCTTCGGCATGAGTTCAACCGCCGTGTTGACACCAGACCACGAGAGGGTTTGCGTACCCGCATTGAGCAGGCCGATCGGCTTGCTGTTTGCGCCCGTGCCGTTGAAGCCGTTGAGATCCTTGAGCAGGCCGATCTTGTAGGCCATGCGCGAACGGACCCAGGGCTCGATCGCCATCGCGGGCTGATTGAGCATCCCGAACGTCAGCGGAACGAACGCCGCGTAGACGTGCGGCTTCAGTTCCATGCGCCCGAAGGTCGAAGTGCTTTCGCTGCCCGTTTCCTCCGCCTCGCTGTCGAGGTACGCAGCGGTGATGCCGCCGAGGTCACGGTTCCACGCCACGTTGCCGGTCAGGCCCGAGAACGAGCGCAGGCCGAGCTGGGCGAGGATCGAGTTCGCTTCGAGTTCGGGGATGATGTCGTTGTAGACCTCGGTCGGAATGAGGAACGCACCACCCGCGCCGCTCGCGGCGTTGATCGCGGTCTTCATCTCGACAGGCAGGCCGTCGAACCGCTTGTGCATGGTGTTGCACACTTCGACTTCGTAGCCGACCTCGGGATCGTTCTCCTTGCGCACGCCGCCCATGATCTGAGCGAGGCGCGTGTACGAGAACTTGTTCTTCTCGCCGGTCTTCGTCACTTCCACGCCGGGAAGGTGCAGCCGCTCCGCCTGCTGCGCGCGTTCCTGGAGAGCCTTCTGGGCTTCCTCCAGCGTCTTGATGCGCGTTTCGAGCACGGACTTTTGATCCGCATCCGCCTTGCGCCAGTCCGCGACGAGGGCTTCGAGCTTGTTGCCCACCCCGTCAATCGCCGACTTGAGATCGAGTTCGTTCATGTCAGTTCTTCTTGAATGCAGTTCCGAGCTTGGAAACGATGTCGTCTCCGAGCTTTGCGATGTCCGCCGCATCGGCCTGCGGCTTCTTCTGTTCGGTGACCTTTTTCTGGGCTTCGGACGGCACGGCTTCGGGAGCCTTGGCTCCACCGGCATTGTCACCCATTAGGGCCACCCGCTTCGTCAGGTCGCTGATTGCCGAGACCAGACGAGTGTTCGTTTCTGCTGCCTTGGCCGAGGCGTCAACGAGCTTCGTGACGGCCTCGACGAGCGCCTTGTTATGATCGTTGCTGGAGACGCGGAGTTGGTTCATGGTCATCGTCGTTCCGTTCGCCGCGTCCTGCACCTCGGGCATCTCTTCTTGGAAGACGCCGTTGACCATGTAGCCCTCGCACGAGATGCAGTAGACGGGCTCGATCTCCGTGCCAGGAGCGACGGCCTTGCCGCGCGCCGCACCCATGTCCACAAAGCTCTTCGTGATCTCGCGCAGCCGGTTCTTGAAGTCCTGCTCGGTCAGCGGGAACGTCTTCGCAAAGTCGCGCATCGTCTTGTCTTCGAGCGCGCCCTGATCGACCATGAGCTTCAGCTCGGCGCGCAGCGCGTTCTCGTTCGCAGGCAGCGACACGTTGCTGATCTCGAACAACTGCTGCTTGACGGCTTCGATGCCGAACGTGCCAAGCCCGAGCTTCTTGCGCTGCTCGGGGTTCAGGTTCGACGCTTCAAGCACGCGGAAACCCGCGCTCGTGGCATTCACAAACCCGCGCTTCGCGAGCTGGTAGATCGTGTCGGCGAACTGGTATGCGTCCTTCGGAGCGTACTCGACATCCACCATCGAGCGCGGCGTCGTGGCCCCAGGCTGCATCTCAATCGACACGGCCTTGCCGATGGGCGGAGCGTTCTTGCCGTCGTGGCCCCACAGGAACACCGGGTTCGCGACAAACCGCGAGAGATCCCAGCCCGCGAGGCGGATGATGTCACCGTCCGCATCCACGCTTTCGTCGGTCCATGTGTACCGAAGCACGCGCTTCTCTTCGTTCACGACATCGGCGGGCGAGGACTTGACCGAGAACTGCACGACGTTCGCGTTCGCCTTGACCGCTTGCACGTCTTCGGGGCGCACGCCTTCAAGGTCGCGCTCGGTGGCTTGGCGGGTAGCGATGAGGTGAATGAGACGCTCGTTCATTGGTTCGGCTCCGCCAGTGTCGTGCAGCGACACGCTGCGACTTGCTCAACGCTCGCCTGCGGATCTCCAGGCCAGCGCAGGTTGAATCCAAACGAGTCGCCGATGCGCACCGTCTTCCCGTTGAGTTCTTGATGGCTGTGGCGCACTCGCTCGTCCTGCGCCGTAAGCCACGTATGGCGCTCGATACCGAGGTCGCGCCACTGAAGCGACGAGGATGCGTTCGCGATGGCGTTCGCCTCCGTTGTCGCGATTAACTGCGCGCGCGCGTCGAGATTGTCAATCATCACCTCGATCTGATCTTCGAGTTCGCCAAGCGTCTCGCGGATCGCATCCTCAAGACGGATCGCGCTGTCAGGGGCCGACGCGAGAACCTTGATGATCGTGCGGCGCACTTGAACCGCGAGCGTGCTCATCGAGCCTTCGCTCAGGTTCACGAGATGGTCGCGCAGGTACTCAAGTGCCTGCGGGTTCGTGCTCGACATGAGCACACCGTCAGACGCGATCTTCGTGAGCGCCTGCTGAGCCGACGCATCCCAGAGCGCGGCAAGCGGCTTCTCGGCAGCCTTCAGTAGCTCCTCGCGCCACGCCGTTTCGTTTAGCGCAAGCAGCGCCTCGACGTCCTGCTCGGTCAGGATGAGCTTCTGGAACTCAGGCTCGGTGTTCGATTCGACGCGCCCGAGCATCCGGATCTTCTGCCGCGTCGCGAGCATGTAGTCGCGCATGACGCGCTTGAAGCGCCGAGCGATCTTGGGCTCGTGCTCCTTGAGCAGCGCCTCGTGTGCGGCGATGGCCGCGTCGAACTCGTCCTGGCGGTCGGCGGGTGCATCCGCCTTCTCGACCACAGACTCGTGGATCGCCGCTTCCTTCTGGACGGGAATCTCCGTCTCCTTCGGCTCGGGCGACGAGACGGGCTTCTGCCCGCCCGCGCGCGCGGCTGCGATCTGAGCGTCGTACTGCGCCTTCTCCTCGGGGAGGGGCTGCATCGACGCCGGGACGAACATGCGCTGGCCGTCCTGCGTCGGCGGGATCTGCCAACCGGCAAGGCGCGCGGCGTCGTCGAACGAGCGCCCGCACTGGTTGAAGAGCTTCTGCGTGCGGTCGATCTTCGAGTCGATCGTCTCGCGCAGGCTCGCGACGTTGCTCGTGTCGAACGCCGCGTACACGCCCGAGCCAGGAGCCTCGAACTTGGGCAGGACGTGCGTGCAGAACTCGTCCGCCTGGAACTCCAGGTACGGGCAGACCGTGACCTCCCAGAACACACGGAACGCCTCGCGCGCGCTCGCGTAGTTCAGGCCCTCGGTCAGGCCGAGGATCGGGCGCGTCACGCCGAAGACGGACATGATCGTCTCGCGGTTCCACGCCCGGAGTTCCTTGAACTCCATGTCTACGGGCGAGAACCCGTGCTGCGTGTACTCCATGCCGAACGGCAGCACGGCGACCTTGCGGTGCTCCTCCGTGCGTCCCTGGCCCTCTTGCCACGCGCTGCGCAGGACGCCGAGCTGCGTCTCCGTGAGCGGCTGCTTGGCGCTCAGGACGCCCCCAGGGCTGCCCCCGTTCTTCAGGAGCGCGTCGTCGAAGCGATCGACGGTGAAGTCCTTGGACGCCGTGCGGAACGCAGCCTGCATCGGCCCAATGCCGCGCAGGGGGTTGTACGGGTCCACCTCGGCGAACTGGGCAACGGAATGAACCGGGTAGTCGATGCCCTGCGATCCAAGCATCAGCCGCCACGCAACCGGCAGCTTCGTGTTCTCGTCGATGACGGCTTCAACGAGGTCGCCGCGCACCGGCCAGATTTCGTCCGGCATCTCGCCCGAGTTGATCGGACGCGCGTACACGCGCATCCCAGCCTTGGTCTTCTCCTCGACGCGCTTGAGGAAGAACCAGAACGTCTCGCCGAACAGGCAGTGGTAGATCGCCTGCGTGCGCCAGAGCTTCTTCGACGACAGGATCGGGTTGGGATACTCAAGAAGGTCCAGGAGCTTGTGCTTCTGGACCACCTTGTCCTGCTCCATGTCGTTCCGGTCGCGCGTGTAGAGACGCAGCGGAACTGTTGACGCCGCGCGGGCAATCGCCATCACGCAGGCGTAGACGAACGGGTTCTGGAGGAACGGCTTCGTCAGCGTCGCTTCGCCAGCGAGCCGAAGCATCGCACGATACGAAGGTCCGGCACTCGTAGAGCCTAGATCGAAGGCTTTGACATCCCAGCCGCCGCTGGCGTCGCCTCCGAAAGGATCCTTGAACGCAAGGTCGGTGCGTTTCGCCTCGTAGGCGGGACTTCCGGACATCGAGCCGGAAGTGAGCATCCCCAAATAGGCCCGTCAAGACCTACAGACACAAGCCGTAGTGGCCGTCAGTCTAGTTCGTCCTGCCAGACGACGATCTCGGTCCCGCAATCGCCCAATAGGTACAGGCACAGGCGCGCGGTGGCCGGGTCGCGCATTACGCAGCCCACGGTCCACCACGTGCCTTGGTAGAGAACGACGTCTCCAGCCTCCAGGGAGGCGATCTCAGAACGGGATATCGTCGGGCACCTCTCCGCTGTCCGTCGAGAGCGGCTTCGGCTTGGACTTCTCCCACTCGGCGTCGGCGCGAGCGTTGTCGAGGTTCGGGTCGCCCTTACGCTCGATCAGTTCGAACTCAGTCACGTCGAGGAAGTTCTTGAACCGCTTCTTGCCCGTTTGCTTGTCCTCCCAGGAGTCGGTGCGCAGCGTGCCCTTGAGCACCACGCAGTCACCCTTGCGAAGGTCGAGCATCGCCTTCCCCATGTCGTTCCACGCCTCGGCGTCAAGGAAGTGGTACGTGGACTTCCACTCGCCGCTGGCCTTGTCCTTCTTGTTCTGCCGCCACTGGACGCCGAGGCCAACCTTGACGTATGAGCCAACCTGCTTCTCCTTCGGCTCGAACGTGACCGTTCCGCAGAACTCTACGAAGCAGTACTGCTTCTTCCACGACGGGTTTGCGGTGGGGTCAACGGCTCCAAAACTACGAGGATCTTTTCCGTGCTTGACCAAGAGAGGCTCCAAAGGTGACGAGAAGGAACAGCACGCCCGCGAGAGCGTACAGGACGCCGTACGCCCACTGCGGAGCGCCCAGCAAGAACATGACGACCGTCCACAGCGCGAGGTCACGCGCGAACAGGTACGTCCAGGACACGATGTAGATCGCCTTGGCGTTCACGGCACCGGCTCCTTCGCGTCCGCGTCGTCGTACACCTTGTCGGCGATGAACACGCAGCGCATCCAGCTTTCGGTGGTTGGTTGTCGGATTCGGTAGCACACGGTCCTCCCCAGGGCCTTGATCGTGATGATGTCCTTGCTGAGCGTCGTGAAGTCACCGCACCAGTCAGTAACGTCGTCGGCGAACTCGGCGACCGGAGGGGCGCGGACGACGCGCACGCCATCGGCGCACTCAGCGAGGAGCACGTCGTTCTCTCCAAACACGGCGGTTTCAGGCTCGCTCACAGCGGATCCTTTCGACACGGGACTCGTCCACCATCGGCGGATGGCAGCGCACGCACACAGCGTATCCAACGCCACCGCGAAGGCTCCAGAAGTCTTCGCCGTAGCAGTGGTGGCACGGCTCGTTTCGCTTCGCGCCGAGGTCCGGCGACGTGCTGTATCCGCCGAGGCCGCTGACGCTGTACTTCTTGGCGGGTTCCGGCTTGGCCTTCTTGGGCTTGGACGCGGAAGAGGCTCCGAAGAGGTCGGTCACGCGGGCGGCTCCTCGATGCGGACGGGGAACCACACCCACTCTGGTCCCAGGACGTCGGACAAGTCCATCGTCCCATCGCCAAGCTCAAGCGAACGAGTCTCGTTGACTTGCGGCATGGCAAGCACGAGGAACTCCATCTGATCTCCCTCGCCGTCTGTTCTTCTGACCCAGTAGTACCCCGGCTCGCTCGGCGGCGTTCTCGTCCACTGGGGGGAGGGGATGGCGAGGGCGTGGACGAGCTGGCGCACGCACTCGCGCGCAATCGCGCCTTCGAGTCCTCCGCCGTGCTCGATCAGGTACTCCACGTCGGCCAGCTCAGCGTTCCGTCCGACGACGTGCTGCTCGGCGCGCTCGTGCAACGCCTGCTCAAGCGCCTCCGCCGCCTCAACGATCGCGCGGGTGCGAACGGGGCTCACGGGCGACGAGGGGCGGGCATCGACGAGCGCGACGCGCAAGACCTGCCCTTCGGGGGACACGTCCTCGACGTCGTGCAGACCGTCGGCGCGCGATCGGTAGCGGCGCGTCCAGCCTTCACGGTCCGGTGAGGGGTGACTCTCAAGGTGCTGGATCTCGCGCTCGGCGTCCTCGAAGTTAGGTGTGTCATTCATCTTCACTCACCTCGTCGTAGCTGTCGTCAAGAAGAACCTTCCCGCCCTCGGCGGCACGCTTCGCAGCGCGCAACGCCGCGATTCGGCCCAGGATCTCCTCCTGCTCCTCCGGCGTCTCTATGTCGGGCGGGACGTGTATGCAGGCGTCCATCCGGGCACTTGCCATCCGATACGTCCTCGCCAGCTTGGCGCGAACGTCGTGCGGCATGGCCTCCAGGTGGTACGCATCGTCGATCGCGTCGAGCTTCTCGACCTTTCCAGACGCACGCCAGCGAACCCACATCGTCACGCCTCGCCGGCTCTGGACGGTTCCGCACTCGTTCGTCGGTTTCCACACGACGTAGTGCCCTTTGGACAGATGGCAGAAGTCGGGAATGTTCACAGGCTCTCCATGATCGCCAGCAAAAACCGTCTCGCGTGTTTCATGCGGGCCAAACGTGGGATGAAACGCCCTGTCGCAGGATCTCCCTGCGCACCATGCGCGAGGCGGTTAGGTTGTCAGTATGAGGCTGGCCGACGCGGCGCGCAGACCGAACGCTTTTCACGCGAAACCCCTCATCAACTCGTAGTAGTCGAAGTCGTTTCCGATCGCTTCCAGGATCGTCGTTTCACCTTCGGTTCCAACCACGTTGTTGTTGTAAACGAGGATGTACTTCGGGGCCTTGATCGCGTTGCATACGAAGCGGATGCCTAGCTCCGTGACGCGCCAGCACCCGCTTTCGCGTTTTGACTCGTCGTGGTCCTCTTGGCGCTCGACGAACCCCCAATGCTCAACCTTGTCGGGCTCTCGACCTCGAACGACGTCGCGCGGCGCGAGGTCAGGGATCGAAACGTAAGGCCCATCGGGCTTCATGTCGCTCTGCTTCGCCAGCCAAATGAGGAGCCGCGCCATGCCAGAGTTGAACGAACGCCGGTAGCCCTTGACGATGCGGTGGCAGCAACGGCAGCGTGTCGCCTTTGGCCCCCACATGACAGACTCCAGGCGAATGCGCTCCTCAGCGATCGTCACACATTTGTCTTCGTCACCGAAAAGCAATGCTTGTTGATTCATGGATCGAGTCTGCTAGGCGTCAGCCGATGAAGTTGTCCTGGCGAACGCTGTTTCTGTGAATGGCCGGGGGCGGCTTGTCCCAGGGCGTCAGCGGGGCGGGGGAAGGGTCAGGCATCGGATGGCTCCTTCGCGGTGCGCGCACCGCCGACGAGCTCGTCGATCTCCGCCTGCGTGGTCGGCTTCCGCTCCGCCGCTACGACGAGCCCAGGAGCGTCCAACACGTTCCCGTGCGACACCAATCGGCGGCCCTTCGTTCCGGCGTCGAGCAGCCGTTCCCAGAGAGCGGAACGAGCAGCGAACGCTCGCGCCACGCGCTCTTCGTGTGAGAGCGACCCCCACTCCTCGCGCGGGATCGGGCTCTTCCCGCAGATCGCGGGCTCGCCCTTGGTCGCGACGATGTACTCGCCGAGCGCGTTCAGCGCGTCGTCGTTCGTCTCGACGCCTTCGGGCACAGCGAACATCAAGTGCATTTCGAGCATCTTCATCGTCTCAGTCCCTCCAACGTCAGCCCAAGCGGCGGGTTTCCGCACGCCTCGATCGTCATCTTCCACGCGCGGTCCTCAGCCTCGCGGCGAGACATCCCCGCGTCGTACTCCAGGATCCCGGCGCGCTCGTCGAAGGCGAGCTTCCAGTCACGGTGGGTCATTTGTCGTCTCCGGGACTCGGCTTGTCGATCAACGCACGGACCAGACAGATGAGTCCGAACACAAAAAATCCCCATCCTGAAACGTCATTGCCCGAGCGAAAGTACTCGTCAGCCTGAGCCCCCAACAAGGCCCAGCACGTCATCAAGACAAGTCCACGGTAGAAGCTAGTCATTGACTCCACGCCTTTCACGCATCAACAACGTCTTGCACCACGCATTCGGGCGCCCTGCGGCATACAACTCGGAATCGTCCCAGCCGTGGATCGCCGCGAGGCCAGCAAGCACCCCGCGCGAGCGCGAGACACCACCGTAGCACGCCGCGTAGATCGTCGCGACGCTCCCGCTCCAATGATCCACGAAGTCGAGCACGTCGATCGCCTGCCCGCGCGTCATCGGCATCGCAGCGTCATTGTCCTTGTTCTCGGGGAACGACCACCGGCCCTCGCCGTCGCAGTCCGAGAAGCGCGTGTGATGCACAGCCAGCAGCGAGCCGAACGGTGCCACCTTGTGCAGCCTGCCGGTCGGGTACGCGATGCAGATCGCGATGCACGGATCGCCGCTCTGAATGTCAGCGGCTTCGATCGCGCGGCGGGAGAGGGCGACGAGCTTCACGCGGCACCTCCCGCGAGCGACTTCAGAAGCTCATCCGTCTTCGGGTCGAACCACTTGTCCTCGATCAGGTGGCCGATCGCGATACAGGGACGGCCCAGCCCATCCGACTTCACGCGCACGAACTGGCCCTTCAAGCTCTCCCACTTCGAGACGCCAACCGTCTCCATGACGCGCATGACGAACGTGAGGCCGTATGCGGTGCCGATCCGTAGGTCGCGACTCTTGACGTAGGAGTCGAGGGCGTAGCCTCCGAACGAAACGCCCCAGCCGTGCCCCTCGACAGTGACCTGTGCGGTGAGAATCCCGTGGTCCTCGATCCCGAGCATCGTGCTCGTGATGCGCGCGTTCTCGATGCGGATCTCGCTCACAGGCTACCCACCTTCGCCAGCACGCGGCGCACGATCTCGCCCTCCTTCACACGGGCGAACGCGAGCGACTTGCGCACGCGCTTGCCAGCCGCCCGCGCCTCGCGGTACACGTCGCGACGAACGCCACGGTACACGTTCTCCGCAGGCTTGTTCGCACCTCGGGTCATCGGGACTCCTTCACGCGCGCACGCGGCACGACGCTCGGAACGGTTGCTGAACTGGTTGACGGTCATCGGAATACCTCGATCTCTACGACGTTTGCGGCAACAGGCGTGATTCGCAGCATGCCAATCCCAGAGGACACGCGAATCGCCCCTGGGTTGATGTTCGTGATGTCGGAACGGTGGCTGGGAAGCGGGCGAACGCGAACTTCATCAGAAAGCGGCGGCTTCCAGGTGTCCACCGACTTGACTGCGACGCGGGCGACGTACTCCCATCCGTCGTCGAAGTGGAAGTCCAGCGTCCTGTCAAGTCCGGAACGCTCCATCGTCTGCGTCAGAGACTCGCCTGCCTCGTGACACCCGATCATCGACAGCTCGTGTCGCAGGTCATCAGCGACGCGCTCAAGGTGTCGGACGTGATCGCGCACGGAGGCAGGACAGCGCGCGAGTTGGGATTGGAGCTTTGCGTCTTTGTCGGCACTCACTAACGGTATCCTCCAAAGCACATGAACAGAAAAATGACGATCGCACCGAGGGCGATCACGACCCCAAGCCAGAACGGGCTGGGGGCCGAACGAGCTTCCTCGATCTTGACGGGCGGGAGAGGTTCTCGGTTGAGATCGACACGTCGGCTTGGGCCAACAACGCCTTCGGGAAGGCCGCCCTCAGCAAACAGCAACGGCATCCGCTCCCAGTGCCGCGCACCACTGCCACAAACTTCCGCCCGCGTTCGAGCGTCCATGCACGTCATCGAGCCACCGACGACAAGCTCCTTGGCCGTTGGTGTGAAGTGCTCGGCAGCCTCGGGGTGTGAGCACACGAATCCGCCGCGCATGTACTTGCACGATGTGCATGTCTTGAAGCGGGGCTCAGACATTGACGTACATCCCGTTCTCGTCGAGCAACTCGAATCGGTGCGGCTGACCGCAGCATTTACAGCCAAGGCCGTCGGGGTCTTTCCCCGTCACGCGCCGCCAGTCATCGATCGCGTCCTGGAGCGAAGAACCGGCGGGGACGAGCTTGTGCGCTTCCCCCGCAAGGGCACCGAGCCAGCGCGTTTGCTTGCGTCCGGAATGAACACCCCACGTCGCGAACCACTCGACAACCCACCCGGCGGCTTCCAGCGCCCTCCAGTGCTCGTCCGTGAGCCACCACACACCGCCGCTGTTGTTGCTCGAATAGCGGACCTTCCACATCTTCGCAGACACCATGATCGTCCTCCTCAGAACGGCTGGTCGTCCAGCACTAGGTTGATCGCGTCAATCACAGGCTCGAACTCGCCGATGTGCCCGAACCGCTTGCGGAACGTCGCGAGCATCGTGCGCGCGTCTCCGAGGTCCATCTGTGCCCGCAGGCGCTCGCGCTCGACCGACGCCTCGCGATCACGCGCTGCACGCTCGACGGCCTCCTGCTCCTCGCGCACGCGACGCTCTTCAGCCTCGACACGCGCACGCTCGACACGCTCCTTCTCCTCCTGCTCCTCACGCGCCCTGCGCTGCGCAGCCTCGACCGCACGCTTCTCGGCCTCGACGCGATCACGCTCCGCCTTGAGCTTCGCCTCCTCCGCCTCGCGCGCGACACGCGCTGCACGGTCAGCCTCCTCACGCGCCATCCTGGCCTTGCGCTCCTCCTCCTCGATCGCACGACGCGCACGAGCCTCCGCCTCTTCGATCGCAGCACGCCGCTCACGCTCAAGACGCTCCTGCTCCTCGCGCTGACGCTGCAACGCAGCCTTCTCGCGCTCGATCTCCGCACGCGCCTCAGCGAGCTTCTTCTCCTCGGCCTCCTTCGCAAGCCGCTCCGCTTCCGCAACGCGCGCCGCCTCCTCACGCGCAAACCGCGTTCGCACATCCTCCAGCCGTGCGTCCTCCGCCTTGAGCTGCGCGTCGATCGGATCCTCCAACGCAGCCAGCGCCGCCGTGATCCGCTTCGCCTCCTCGTCGATCAGCCGACAACGCTCCAACGCAGGTGCCTTGATCTCCTTCCGGACCTTCTCCAGGTCCACCCGGTAGCCCTTCAGCTCCGCACGCGCCTTCCGCGCCGTCTCGTAGCCGTCCTTCGTCGCTACGTCGTACACGACGCCCGCGTACCGGCCCTTCAGCTCCGCAAGCGCAGCGTCCGTCTTCGAGTATTCTTGGATTGAGTTCATGCGTGCGTCCGGATGCGCCGGTTTAGATCGGCGCGAGACACGCCCAAGACATTAGCGGCGAGAAGCACATGCTCCTCGTACCACAGCCTCCGTCCAGCAGAGACAGCGGGAAGCGACGAAAGGCGGTGCTTGCGAATGAGGAGTTGGAGTTTGGGCTCAGGAACACCAAGCAACTTGGCGGCCTGCCCGGTTGAGATCGGATATTGCATCTACAGATCCTTGTGGTTGGGCGATGTGCGCTCACTATGAGCGTACGCGGTGCGTCCGATAGCCGAACCGTACACACCACCGAACCAAAAATCAGCCGTGAACCACAAACCCGACCTCCGACCCCGCATCTACCTCAACTACGGCCTCTTCATCTACGAAGACGACCTCGAACGAGAAGGCTTCGACACTCACCAGCTCATCCACGAGCCTCGCGGCCACGAACCACCAAGACTCCGCCTAACTGAAGACACCATCCGTAGGCTACACCGTTCTTACAAGGCACGAAGAGCCGCTAAGCCACCAACTTAGCGCCAAAACTCCAAACACCCCCTTGCGCCGTAACTTGAATGACAACACCCTTGCCCGGGAACCGTCAGGGAAGGCGCTGAACACCCCCGGTGGGGGTGAAAGCGTCAAAGTACGCTGGATAGGCCACTGCGGCGAACGGGGGCTTCCAAAATCACACCTCCCTGGGTGTCGAACCCTGGCCCGTTGCCCTCCGCCTCCGAGCCCCCTAGACGCTCAGAACGCGCCGCAAACCACCCCCGCCGCTCACTCCAAGCGGTACTACAAGTGTAGTAGGTGGCAGAAGTTGTGAAAATCACAACAGCGTGTGAGGGGGGTAGGTATAACCCTCGGTGATTCGGCGGTGATCGACCCCCGGTACCGGGTCGGATCGGGCCTCGGAACGCTCGCAAGCCATTGTGAGCGCGATGGTTAGGCCGCGTGGAGCACGCTTGGAGCGCAACGGAATGGATATTATCCGACATTGGGGGATGGCGGCTCGAGAGCACGGGTCGGGCGTCGCGTCCCTCCCCCTCTTCTCCTCCCTTCGCTGTCCCTTCCCTTCCGTGCTCTCATCCCCCTTGCTTGCTTCTCCCTCGCCCTTGTCTGCTCCCTCTGCTCGCTCCGCTCGCGCGCTTCGCGCCTACGCTTGCGTCCCTTGCGAGCTCTCGCCGCGCGTTGCGCTACGGGCACGAAAAAGCCTCCGGATGCTACGGAGGCTTGTGGACGTCCTAGTGGGTTTGTGGGTTTAGGCGTCGATCGGCGTGCAATGCGCTCGGATCCAACGGGCGTGCCTGTCCGCAAGCTGCTCGGCGCGAAGGATAGCGTCGCGAGCTTCAAGGTAGGCGCGCTCTTCGGCTTGTGAGCCGCGCTTGCGAGCGTCGCTGGCCCATCGCTCTAGGCGTTCCAGAACGTCACGGGATGGCGCGGATGCTCCAGCAGAGTAGGCGTCGCGGATCATGGGCGGGTGCTCCGCAGGAGGAGCGCAAGGGTAAGGGTGGAGATACCCGCTCCGAGCAGTACTAGGGCGCTCACTTGTCACGCTCCAGTCCCGACGGGATGGGCAAGGCCCACAAGAGCACGAAGAGGCAGAATGCGAGGATCATCGGCGCACCTTCTTTCCGTGTTCGTACTCGAACGGGCACCGCCCCGAGGGGGCCGGCGTCCAGCCCGTAGCTACTGAGTCGTCCCATCCTCGCCCGCATCCGCCGCATACGGTTGCACGTGGGTCGCTCGGATCTAGCTCGATAACTCCGCGCGCTCCTGGAGCGCCCTTAGCGTGGACAACGTAGGGCTCCGACTCGTAATAAGTCGCCGCCTCATCTTCGAGCCTGCGCGCGCACGGTTCGCACCATGCGGCGGGCTCGGTATGCCAGCGTCCACAACGCTTGCAATTCGCAGGGCGAAGCTTGGGACGGGCGGATGACGGGAAGCACGCGCGGCATTCAGGGTCGCCGCACAAGCAAGGCTCTAGGCTACGCACGGGCTCGCTCCTCAGCCTTGCGGGCGAAGTAGGCCATCCGCTCAGCGTGCTCAGCGTTCCACGTGTCCACGACGTCCTGGGCCTCTTCCCGAGTCTTCCAGGGCACGCGTCCACATCCGATCGTCCCGTTGCGAGCATCGGCAACCGTCCAGCCTTGCGGAACGGTTTTCCAGCGCGCGCGCTCGGGCTCGCTCGTCCAGGGGCACGCGCCGTAGATCGACGCGGTTCGCCCGTCGTCCCGTTGCCACGAGATAGCTTCGACGACGGAGTAGGGATGCGTGCTCACGATGCACCCCCATCGGTGGACGGGAGGACGGTCAGAAGACTCGCTCGAAACTCCGACTCCCCCTCTCGCTCTAGGACGGTCAGAAGGTACTCGGCGCGCTCCGTTCCTTCGTCGGATCGTAGCAGTCCGAACAAGTCGGCGGCTTCCCCCATCGTAAGCGACTGCGCTTCCCATGCGCGCTGAATCCTTCTTCGCGCTCCGTCTCGCACGCTTGCTTGCTTGCTTTCCATGATCTCGATTCTCCGTTCCGTTGCTTGCATCCGCCTCGCGAGCCTATCTCGCGCGACGTGTCATTGACACTAGAGCCTTTTCGGCTGGAACGCTACGGGCCTTTCCCGGATTCTTGCTTTCGCTCGTCGCGCCGAACCCGCTAGGGCCTTCTCGGCTCGCCCCCGTCCGGACCCTAACGTATCCCGACCGGCCAAACCCTCCCGTGCGCGTCAAGTTATTGACCGTGCGGGATTTTGCGCTTTGGGGTCGTGCGGCGCGCGCTTGCGGCTGGAAACGAAAAAGGGCCGCGCGGTGCGGCCCCTTACTTCGCTTGCGTAGACGCTTCAATTTCAGGCTTGCGCCAACGCTTCGCGCATTGACTCGACGGCGGCGCGAAACTCCTGCGTAGCGCGTTCGATACGCTTGCGCTGTCCGGTCGTCGTTTTCACTCCGCGCATGAGCGACTCAGCGTATTCGCGTGCAAGGCGCGACGGGTAGGGAAGGCCGCGCAGGGCGTAGTACACTCCGGAAGGCTTCCAGCCGGGATAGCGTTGCTCCGCCGCTTGGCGCTGAGCCTTGGCAAGGCAGAACGCCGCTTCGAACGCTTGGATAAACCCTTCCAGCTCCGCCTTGCGGAAGGCTTCCCGCGCTACGCGCTTGCGCTCGTTTTCTTCCGCTTGAAGCTCGGCAACGTGTGCGCGGATACGGTCGAGAGAAGCGGGCGAAAGGCCGGGAGCGTTCTCGACGCACGTCGAGCCGACAACGCACGTCCCGCGCGTAGCGTGCTCCAGCACGTAGGCGTAGCGTATCGCGTGCCCGCAGGCGCACGTTGCGCCACTGTTCGGCCCCGTGTCGGCGCAATCGCCGCTCCACTCCCACCCTTCTCCGGAACCGCCAAGGGCGGCAAGCAAGCGGGCGCGGTGTTCAGACTCGGAAACGGCGCGGTCTAGTTTGGTGAGGCTCATACAACAGGGAGCGGGAAGCGTTGGAGGAGCGAACCCGCTTCCGCGCTTCGCTCGCACCTCGTTCGCCGCTATAGCTTGCGCTGGATTGTAGGCCGGAGCGCACCGCTTCCCCCTACTCCTCCCCTCGTTTCCACCGCTCGATATTGCGGGTGAGTTGCCGATCGGCGAGCCAGCCGAGTACGTAGGCGACAATCGCGAGCACTGTGAGGACTTGCAGTAGCAACCTCATTTTGCCCCCCGCGTCAATTCTGCGCAGGTGTCGCAGGTCGGGTCGCCGTTCTCGTCCGTCACGCCCTCGTTCTCGACGATGATCGCTCCGCAGCGGTAGCAGTAGCAGGCGTTGTGGTCGGCCAGCTCGATATCGAACTCGTCGAGCGCCATGTCGGCGACCTGTTCGCTTCCGGCGCGCACGGCGTGCATCCGCACGGCATACGAGCGGATTGCGTCATCGGAGCCATGCGGGACGCCAAGCGCAAACCATTCCTGCATCGCGCGCAGGGCGACCACACGCCAGTGCTCCATGGCACTCACGGGATCACCTCCAGTTGATCTGCCCAGCAGTACGCGAGTAGCTCGTCCACGCACGCGGCGAGGCTATCCACCTCGACGCGCACGATACGGGTCTCGTCGATGCTGATGCGGACAGCTTCCGCGATGGTCGGCGAGGTCAAGAGGCACCGCCTTCCCCGAGCACGCGGCGGGCGAGGAATGCGGCGGAATGGACAACGGCGACGTGATGGCACATGTCCGGCCAATCCCCAACGGTAAGGACGCGATCCATCCGCGCGTGCGCCATGTCCATGGCCTTGAGCGATTCCAGCAACGCCCCCTCCAGCTCCGCGATGCGGCTGACCGCCCCGCGCTTGATGTCGATGCATCGCGTGCGAAGGTCGCGGCGCTCTTGAAGGATTTCGATGCGCTCGGCTTCAAGCTCCGCGATGCGGGCGGATTGGCGGTCGAGCGCGTCGAGCGTGTTTCGGTGTCCGGGGCTTGCGACGTTGCATCCGCACCCCGTACAGAAGCGCGGCGGCGAGCTATCGTCGTGACAGGTGCAAACTTGCTCGCTGCATTGCGAGCGGTCCCAAAGCAGGATCGGCTTTTCCATTGTCTCGATTCTCCTAGAAGTGCCGCGCGCAATCGAAGCCCCTAGGGGCGCGCGGCGAGTTGGAGCCCTAGGGGCACGGCGTGAG